ATCACCTTGATAGTTCAACTATGATGGGTAGAAATACATTAGATCTAGTTGAATTCTTAAAGAATCCATTAAATGATCATATTCTTTTAGATATTACTAAAAAAGTTGAAAAGTATTGGAATTCTTAATATATTATATATAAATTAAATCAATAGCTATGAAAAAAGTTACAACTGCAAAACCTAAAATGAAAAAAGGTGGATCATTTCCAGATTTGAATAAAGATGGAAAAGTTACAAAAGCAGATATTTTAAAAGGTCGTGGTGTATTTAAAAAAGGTGGAACTACTAAAAGTAAATACTAATGGCTACTAAGAAACACCCAGGATTTAAAGCAGTACAGAATAAAATTGCTAAAGAACAAGGTATATCAAAAGAATCTGCTGGAGCAATCTTAGCAAGTTCTAGTAGAAATGCTTCTCCTAAAGCTAAAGCTAAAAATCCTAAACTTAAAAAAGTAAAAGGATAATGGCTAAGGAAATGATTAAAAGAAAAGATGGAAGTTATTCCCAGAGAGGTCTCTGGGATAACATCCGTGATAATAAGGGTTCTGGTAAAAAACCTTCTAAGAAAATGTTAGAAGAAGGGGATAAGATAAAATCTAAATCTAAGAAATAATGGCAAAGACAGCTGCTTGGCAAAGAAAAAAAGGTAAGAATCCAGAAGGTGGATTAAATGAAGTAGGACGTAAATCTTATGAAAAAGAAAACCCTGGTTCAGATTTAAAAGCTCCTCAACCTGAAGGAGGATCTAGAAAAGATTCTTTTTGTGCTAGAATGAAAGGTGTAAAAGGTCCAATGAAAAAACCTGATGGAAAACCAACAAGAAAAGCATTAGCTTTAAAAAAATGGAAGTGCTAACTAAAATATGTACAAAATGCAAAGTAGATAAACCATTATCTGCTGAGTATTTTCCTTTACATAATAAAACTAAATCTGGTTTTGATAGTTGGTGCAAATCTTGTAGAGCTACTTATAGAAGTGAAACAAGAAGAGGACATTATAGAAATATGATATCTGATAAAGCTTTAAAAACTATATTAGAAGAAGTTACTGAATGTACAATATGTGGAGCAAAAGAAAATTTGGTTGTAGACCATGATCATAAAACTAATAAAATTAGAGGTCTTTTATGCAACCATTGCAATAGAGGTCTTGGTCATTTTAGAGATGATCCAGAACTTTTAGAATTTGCTAAAATTTATTTACTTGCACAATCTGAAATAAAAGCAGATATTACTAAGTATAATGATTATATAAATCACTTAAAAAGTGGAAATGTTAACTATAAATATAAACAATTAATAACTAAAACAATGGCTAAGAAAGTAATTAAAAAAATGCAACAAGGTGGTGCAGCTCCTGCAAAAAAACAAGCTTCTATGAAAGAAGCTCTTGGAGGTTCTAGTAAAAATTATATGGGAGGGAAACCTTTAACACCACCATCAAAATCAACTTCTGATTCTACATCAAAAAAATCATCTAAACCAGCACCAGCAGGTATGAAAGACTATTCTGAAATGGATAGAACAAAACTATATAAAAAAGGTGGTCCTGTTAAAAAAGGTAAATGCTAATATGATGAAAAAGAATTGTAAAGGTGGTGTTAAAGTTGGTTTGAATGGTAATGTTGCTGTTCAAACCAAACCAGGTTCTAAAGGTGTAGGGCCCACTAAAACTGAGAAAGCTACAGTTCAAAAAACTCCAGGATCAAAAGGAGTTGGTAAATCTAAAACAGCTAAGGCCGTAGTAAGCCCTAAAAAATAATATAAATGAATGTATCAACTATACAGATTAAAGTCAAAGAAAGGCTGAACAAGCTATCTTCTAATGATTATGACAATATTGAATGTTGGCAAATTATAGAAGCTTTTAATAAAGCTCAACTACAATGGGTGCGTAGACAACTTCATGGTTTTAATCAATTTAAAGAAGGTGATGAACAATCTAAACGTAGAGTTGATGATTTACAAATATTATTAACAGACTTTCCTTTAGTTCTAACTGATAGACAATTGTTTTATGAATCAACAATTTGGCCTACAGATTATTTAGAATATAAAAAGGTAACTGCTTATGCTATTAATGATTGTTGTCCTGATCCTAGAAGATTAATGCTTTATTTAACTGAGGAAGCAAATGTTGATCTGCATTTAACTGATGTTAATAGAATGCCTAGTTTTGAATGGGGAGAAACATTTAATACATTAGTTGGTAATAAAATTAGAATTTATACTGATAGTAAATTTGAGATCCAAAAAGCATCTTTAATGTATTACAGAAAACCAATATTTATTGAGATAGCTAATTGTGTTAATCCATATTCAGGAGCAACTTCTGCAAATGATGTAAATCCTGAATTTAAAGATGATATAGTTGAGTTATTAATTGATGAATCAGTTGGAATTATTGCTGGTGATATAGAATCTATGAATCAATATCAAAGATCTCAACAAGAAGTAGAAAAAAATAATTAATCTTGGGATAAATTTGGAAATAACAAAAAAAAGAATTAATATATATTATTAACTAACTTAAATTTTTATAAAAATGGCTTATTTTAATCACGCTTTCCAGAAAGTATTTATTGGTACTGCTGGAATTAATCAATCAGGCTCAACAAATGCCTTAACAACATTGCAGTATGGTTTATACAATGCAAAAACATTTGCAAACTATACAACAGGTACAACTGCACCATTTTTCCTTGCATCAGGTTCTATCTATGCAAATGATAAAATTGGTCCTTATCATGGAGGCTACAAAGAATCTAACAAATCTAAGGAGATCAATCCTAAGTACATTAATGCATTTTACAAAGTAGTAGATAAAGTGTCTACTCAATCTGTAACAATTATTGGTAAAACTGATTCTTCTGCAACATCAAGTTGCGTATGTCCAGAATTTGCTTGTGGACAAACTTATAGATTACGTTTAGATATTAAAGGTTCTCCTGCTTTACGTTTCTTAAATCACCAATTGTATAGTACTGTTGATGCTTACACAGGATGTTGTGCAAATCCTGCATCTCCTGCTAATGTAGATCCAGTTACTGTATTTGTACAATGGGCTTTGCAAATTGCAAACAACCCTTTCCTTTCTCAATTTGTTGCTCCTCTTGTTAGATATACACTTGATATTACTGCAGGTTCTCCAACTTGGGTAACTTTAGATTCAGTTGCAGAACTTGAAGCTTATGTAGCTGCAACAACTGGAATTGATGATATATGTGTAGGTTTACAATTAACTGGTGCTTATGTTGATACAGTATTTGGAGATTGTTCTTTCAGTCCAATGGATCATTTTGAAAAAGAACCAATCCAAATTTTTGCATCATTTGTAGATGATACTGGAGATCCTTGTCAATATCAATCTGTATGTGTTACACGTCCAGTTTTAGGTAAACAAGGTGAAGGATATGGTGAAACAGTAATCCGTGATTTGATTCTTTCTGAATCTTATTCTCAAAATTACTTTAATGATGATCCAAGAATTCGTGAGATAACTCAAGGTAATTCTATTTACTCAGCAGTAGATCGTGCAGCTAAATATACAGCATACTATTTACTTCATAGTGTTCCTAGATTTAACAATCCTTCTGGAACATTTGATAATGATCAATACTTGTTAAAATTAGTTGTACCTGGTTCAATATTTACTACTGCTACTGCAAATAATGCTGGAGATGCTACAATTCTTGTAGGAAGTCTTACAGGAATTGTTGCTGGTATGAGATTATATGTAAATGGAGTATTATCAGCTAATACTGTAGTATCTACTACTGGTCCTGCAACTGTAACCATGAGTGGTAACCAAGCTGTAACATCTGGTGATGTTTTAGAATTCAAATTAGCTTCATCTTATGCTTTTGAAACAATAATTTTAGCATCTTTAGCAGCTGCTAATAATCCTGTTACATTAGAAAATTTCTAAGTGCTACCTTAGACTAAACATTAGAGGGAGGAAAATTTTCCTCCCTTTTTTGTTTTATACAATTTTATTTGTAAATTATCTATATACATACAATCAATGGAACAACATAATCTAGCTTTAAATATTCCTGATATACTTAATACTTGTGTTATTAAGATAGAAGATGTAAGTGATTATAGTGACTTACTAGAAGTATCTTGTCCATTATTGCAAATAACTCCTCCAGGATTTACATTTGCTGTACATTTTCATGATTTACCAAATCTGTTTACAAGAATATATAATGCTGCAGATTTAGGATTAGGTAGTGCTGGAGATCAATTACCTGATGGAGTTTATGTTATTAGATACAGTGTAGCACCACAAGATGCATTAGGAAATAATAAAGTATTTATTGAATATAATTATTTGAGAACTGCAGTAATAATGGATAGTTATTACAATCTTCTTTGTACTTTAGAGTTGACTACTTGTGAACCAGATATTGATATCAAAGAAAAATTAAATGAATTAAGATATATCAGAATGCTAATTGATGGAGCAAAATCTAAAGTAGAATATTGCCATTCAATTAGAGAAGGTATGGACTTATATAATTACGCTTTAAAACTTTTAAATAGATTAGATTGTCAAACCTGTTAAAACCAATAACATGAAATGTCCAAATTGCAATAGAACACTAACTTGTGGATGCCAAAAGGCTAAAGCACAAAATGGTAAAATAGTATGTAACAGTTGTGTTGCATCTTATAATAATGCCTTAAAAGGTAAGGCAAGAACAAATAACATTACAAATCTTGTAGTAACTGCAAAAAGAATTGATAATTTATGATACCATCTAAGAATACCATAAGTACTAATGCTAAGTTTGCTCAAGAAGTGTATAAAGCATTTCTTAATAGAAAGCATGGAATTGGTTCTTGTTGTGGTGTTGAATTAGATAGATATTATACTAAAAAAGAAAATTGTGATTTAGCTCATAGAATCCTAGATGGATATTGTATGGCTGAACCTGTTATACCCATAGCCCCAGATTGTCCAGTAGAATGTATTGAAGGATCTTATGCAACAGCATATTTTAATTTAATCGGTTTATCTTATCCTATAATAACAGTAGATCCTCCAAGTACATATATTAATATTACTAGTTCTTTATTATCAGTACCATATCAATATGAAGTTGACAGAAGTCAAGTTTATTCATTTTCTAGTGCAGATATATCTGTATTTATTCAAGATTTTAATGAAACACTAGTTGATGATCTTATTCCTTTTACATTATCATTTACTGAAACAATTCCAGGGGCAATGGGTTACGGATTAGTATTGACTTCAAATGACAAAACTAATATCTATAATGATATTACTATGAATATTGAATTAACTAATTTAGGATCTGCAGGAGATTACTATGATTTAAATTTTGAATCAACAATAAGTGGTGGAGTTGTTTCTACCTGTTAAAAATTTTGTATATTATAATATATCTATAAAGCATGTTACCAACTAAATCAAATCATACAAAAGATGGATGTGTTACAACATCCTCTAATTGCGTTATATGGCAAGGTCCAGATCTTGGTTGTATTCATTTATGTACTGGTGATACTGTTAGTGATGTAATAGCTAAACTTGCTACAGATCTATGTGATATATTAGATCAAACATCAATTACTAGTTTTGACATTGCTTGTTTAGGTGCTGCACCTGCACCAACTAATTTTAATGCTTTAGTTCAATTAATTATTGATAGAATTTGTGCATTAGAAGAAGGAACAGGTGGTGGAGGTGGAGGTATTATTGTACCAGGTGGTTGTCCAGATTGTCCTGTAGCTTTACCAGAATGTTTACAATATACTAATCCAGCTACGGGAAGTCTTGTTACTCAACTTAATTTAAATCAGTATGCTGCTTTTTTAGCTGGAGAAATATGTAAAATAATTGCAGATATTGATACACTTCAAGAAACTGTATTACAAAATAGTACTGATATAACAAATTTAGAAGATAGAGTAACTGTATTAGAAGTTGATGCTGAAAGAGATTTAGTATTACCTAATGTTAATATTAGTTGTATAACAGGAGTTACTCAAACTCCTTTAAATACAGCTGTTGTACGTATAGCTGATGAACTTTGTGGATTAGAAAATATATTAGGTAATAATTCAGATTTAGCTGCTTCTATATTAACACAGTGTAATGGCTTAAACACATCACCAGTATTATCTGGAACTGGTTTAATGAATAATATACCAGGATGGGTACCAACAGTACAAAATGTTGCAGAGTCTATAAATAATTTATGGTTAACAATCTGTGATATGAGAAGTGCTATTCAAACAATTCAATTGAATTGCTGTCCAACACTTTGCTCAACAATTAATGTGGCACTTACAATAACAGTAGATACTCAAATAAACTTTGCATTTACTGGTACAATTCCTACAGAATTTTTTGAATGCAATCCTTTAGGTACATCTTTTACAATTGTAGGAGATGGTTATAGTGGAGTAGTACCTCCATTCTTAGTTAAACCTAGAATTGGTGGAACTTATAGTATTAATATTCCACCAGGATTAAACGTAAATGCTGACTTTAGTGTTACTGCTAACTTATGTTTACAAAATAGTGAAGGAAGTGAATGTCAATCTGTATTAGCATATAACTATACTTCTATAATTAGTTGTCCTACCGTGACTATAGTACCATCTGTTACTTCACTTGTTTGGTCATTCTTAAATGCTACATCAGCACCTATTTATTATAAAGCTGAATTATTTAATTCTGCGGGTACTACAGTAGTAAGTAGTACTACAATATCAAATCCTGCAATAGGAACAGTAACTCAAACTATATCTGGTTTATCAGCAAGTACTAGTTATAAATTAAGAATAAGCTATAGTATTGATAATAGAACATTTACACAATGTCCATTTAGTTCTATAGTTACATTAAGTCCAGGATGTACAGAAATTGAAACTGAATCAATTACAACTGAAATAACATTTACACCAAATACATAATAAGATATGAGCTGTGATCACTCTCAACCATGTGGTTGTAATCAAGACGAACTAACAACACTTCCAGATCCATGTGATACTACACCTTGTATAGATGGTGAACCATGTGAACAGGTTATTGATTGTAATTGTGTTAGATATAACGGAGCTCCTATTCCTCAATTAAATGTTGAAACAGGAGAATCATTATGTAATATTATTAGTGAACTAGCAGCACTGGGTGGAATACCTGGTGAAGAGGGTCTAAGTGCATATCAGATTTGGCTTGATGAAGGTAATACAGGAGATGAACAAGATTTTCTTGATTCATTAATTGGTGATCCAGGAACTACTGGAGCAAATGGAATAAAAGGAAGAGCAGGATTAGCAGGATATATTCCACAAGATGATACAGGTTGGGTTGATTTATTGGGATTTGATCATTATGTTTCTTCTGTAGGTTCTGTAGTTTTAACCAAACCACAAGCAAGAAGAATAGGAAGAAATGTATATTTAAAAGGTTTAGCTGTTATACCATTATCAAGTAATGCTGGTACAACAATGATAAGAATAGCATCTTCTGTAGCTACTAATATAAATAAAATTTATGAAAATGAACCTTACTGTCAAGTATATACTGGAACAGGTGGTGTTACAACAATTCCTGGTGGTGCTTTAAGATTTAATAAAGAATCATCAATAATACCAAGTTCTGTTTTAAATGTTACTGCAGATTCAACTTTTGTAAAGTATAACACAATTGTAAATAGAAGAATAAGAAATACTGCTGATGTATCATTAAATTTAACAAGTGTATTTACAATATCATTATCTTCTGCTGGTGTTTTAACAATTGCAACACCAAAAGATGTTGAAGAAAATTTACCTACAAATGATTATGGTTTAGGTTCTAACTTATTAAGATTATTAACCTCAAATGTTGCAAAAGATAATTTTGCTACTGACTTAAGAAATTTAAGTTTTGATGATATACCTACTGCAGCAAATACAAGTATAGTTGTACCACCTGATTCAGGTTCTGCTGAATTTCCATTTGCTGTTGATGCTAGTAATGAAGAATCAGTAGGTGGTTTTTTCTTTTCATTAGATGGGTTTATGCTTACTTTACCAAAAGTAACACCAGCAACTTTTTCAGGTACTCCTGCAGCTGGTTCAATTACATCAAGTCAAGCAAATATAACAGCTACAATTTTAGCAGCAGGTGGAGGAACTTTATATTATGTTGGTGTATGTTATAGTACAGTTACTAATCCAACAGTTAATGATGATTACTTTTTAACAACTGCTGCTGTAGGTGCTATGAGTGTTACTATAACAGGATTACAAGCAACAACATTATATTACTTTAGAGTTTTTGCAGTAAATGAAAATGGAATAACCTATTCCACACAAAACACTTTTACAACTTTATAAACCATGATAGTAGAATTAAATTTAAATTGGACATATCCTACAACACCAACTTCACCATATCCAGTAACAATTTACTGGAAACGTGTTGATTTAACAAGTTATAGTACTTTTAATATATCTGATGGATCAACAGGAACAGCTAGTATTACTACAGTTCTTACTTATACAGATTATATTACTACAGATTGTAATTTAGAATATGAAGGATATATTATACCAAATTGTTTTATAGGTTCATTAACAGATTGTGATCCTGATGGTCCTTCATGTCCATCTTCTAATAGAGTTTATTGGACTGCAACTGTAGATGCTACTGAACATCAAGCATGTAGATCAATATCAGCAACCTGTGATGAAGGTGGAGTAATAGGTTTAAATATTGATCCAGCAACATTAAGTGCTCAAACATATGCATCAGAACCAACTTTAAGTATTACTGGTGGTGATGGTGCTGGTTTCACAGCAACACTAACTTATGATTCTGGAACTAAAAAAGTAACAGGATTTACAATTACTGATCCAGGTTCTGGATATACAACATTACCAACTGTAGAAATTTCACCATCTGATACATCTGTTACATTAGAATTAGATGTTGTAGTAGGTTGTGATACTTTTGAATATACTTGTTGTGCTAATGGTGACTCTTATATTGGATTTGTTAATGTTGGAGAATCTGTACAATTTTGTGTAGAGCCTAGTGAAACTGCATTGGATCCTTTTGAACCAGGTGTTGCTAATACAATTGGTGATTATTCATTTATTGTGGAAGGATGCTGTACAGGAGGTTCAGGAACAACTAGATACCAATTAACATTTACTAGTCCTAACAGTACATTATATCCATTTTTAGATGTTTATTATTCTGAACCAGGTGGTAAAGCTTGTGTAGAAGGAATAAGATTACTTAATGGAATTTCTGCAACTGTATGTGCTATTACAGGTACATTAACTGCAGCAAGTGCTAGTGTTGCTGTTCCATCTTCAGATTTAGGAGATAACACATGGTTGTTTTCAAATTATTTAACAGCAACTGTTGTATCATCTCCTTGTTAATTAAGATTGCGTTTTGTTGGTTTTTCGTAGTCTATGGAACCCTGGCTTTTGCTGGGGTTTCTTTTTAATAAAAAATTATATATTTGTTTAATCAAATTTTTTAAAAATGAAGAACATTGAACAAAAGCTTAGAAAATTTTTAAAATGGAAAAAATCATTTGCTTACATGGCTAGTAAGCTTGATATATCTGAAGAAAAAGTTAAAAAAGAAATACAAAGAATTAAACTTTTAGATAGTAATACACAAAAAGGAGTATTTGAATCTAAAGTTAATCTGGATAATAAAACAACTGAATTAAAGGCAATTGCTTTTAGTGAACCACAAAGTCCAGAAGAAATAATTGAACTTCTAAAAATTGATACTAGTATATGGAAGCTATCCTCATATTGGAATAAGCAACAATCCAATCATTGGCTAGTATCTGCACTAGTAACACAAAAGACACTCACACAAGATAATCTTCTAGTTGAGTGTCTTTCTAATTTTAAACCAGATTATATACCACTTAAGAAATCTGAAATTCATGTAAATGATACAGAAGAAAATAGTTGTGCTATAATTTCAATACAAGATTTACATTTTGGTAAAGAAGGAAATGAAGATATTAAATATAGATTTAAAAAATCATTATATAAACTTTTATCAAGTTGTTATACTGCTCACAAACTAAACAAAATAATATACGTTGTAGGAGGTGATTTAATCAACGTAGATACATTTACTGGGACAACAACTAGTGGAACACCAGTTGACTCATCAAAGAATGCTATAGAGTCTTATTCGGAGGCATTTAAAACAATGTACTGGAGTATTAACTTACTCAAACAATTTTGTAATGAATTACAAGTAGTTTATATTCCAGGTAATCATGATAGACTAAGTTCATTTCATTTAGCTCATGCATTAGAAAATTCTATTAGAGATGAAAATATTATATGGGATTGTGAATACTCAGAAAGAAAAGTTATAACCTATGGTATAAATATGTTTGGGTTTGAACATGGTGATACTAAAGTTGAACCATTAATCTATGCTACAGAATTTTCTAAAGATTGGGGTAACACAAGTCATAGAGTAATATTCACAGGACATAGACATATTAAAAAAACTACAACTATTGTTACTGAAAATGAAGTCAATGGTATATCAATAAAGATACTCCCATCATTGTCTAATACAGACTATTGGCATTATCATAATAAATATACTGGTTCCAAAAGGTCTGCTGTTATGGAAATCTATTCTGAAACTGAAGGAAAAGTTGCAGAATATAACGTAACATTTTAATATATCCTTCTTTTTTAGTAGATTATATATGAGATATTATAGTAAACCTAATTTAAACGCTCCTAGACATAGACCTAAAAGATATTTAATTTTAAATGAAGACTTTGTAAAAAGAATACATCAAAAGTATCCAGAAACAAAACATTTAAAATTAGGAGATCTTAGAAATATAATAGGAAAGTTTAATGATGAAATATGGGAAACAGTAATAAATAATAGAGATGGTGTTGAACTGCCAAACAATCTTGGTTATCTTTTTATTGGAGTGTGTCAGAGACCTACAAAGTATAATAAAAATTATATTAACTCAAAAGAATATAAAACAGATATACGACATAGAAATTATGAAACAGATGAGAAACTAGCTAAAATCTTTTATAGTAACTATTCTAAAAAATATTTATTTAAGAATAGAGAACTATGGGAATTTAAAGGGTATAGAAATTTTACCAGGAAAGTATCAGAGACTTTTTCAGAGAACTGGAAAAGATATGTTGAGGTAGATAAAAATTCTTATATATCTAAGATTCTAAAAAGAGAAAAAGCTAAAGATTATGCTAAGAAATATTTTGTTGTACCAGATGATTATAATGAATTTAATTTAGAATAAAATGGCAATCATAAGAGATACAGTATCACGGGTAAGAACATTAATAAAAGCTAATACAGAAGATGCTTTTGTTACAGATAGATTTATCTATTCTGAAGTGGCAAAATATGCTCACATGTTTATTAAAAGAGATAATGTAGCAAATACTATTATTAACTTTAATACTATCATTAAAACTCTTCCTTGTGTGGAATTAATAGAAGTAGATAAAGTAAGTGATAGTTGTTGTGCTACTATCAGAAGTGGATGTACTATTAGAAGAACTAAAGATAAAATTCCCCATGTTGTAGAATGTAGATATGGACCAATCTTTAGATCAGTTACAACTTTAGATAATTCTAATGATTTTACATTAACAACCCCTAATACATTTAACTCAATTACTGGGACCACAACTTATAGATATAATAAAACATTATACTTCTGGTATATAAATGGATTCTTATATTTTCCTAATGTTGATTTTGACTATGTTAAAATTGAAGGAATATTTGAAGATTCAATAGATCCATTTGTTTGTGATAAAGAACTTCAATGTATATACAGACAAGATGATGATATATTTATTCCAGATTATTTATTGCCAGAAATTGAACAACTTGTAATTAAAGATTTAATTATGAGAATTCAAGTACCAGCAGAAACATCAGATGATAAACAAAATATAAATAGATAATGAGCAGCCTATATAATTATACTCTTAAGTATAGAACATTTAATCAATTGTTAAATGAGATGTATGTTGAGTTTCAAAGTCCTTCAATGGATAAAACTATTGAACCTCAACACCTTATCAAAGTTGCAATGAGAGTTAATTATGATCTTGGTCTAAGAGTTCAGAGAACAAGAGAAACTGTACTAGACATTAGTAACAGTAAAGCTAAATTACCTCTTAACTTTAGTAGTTTAAACTTTGCATTATTATGTGGAAGTTATACTGTAACTACTCCTGTAATCCAGGGAACTCAATCAGAAGATATTATTGTTAATCAAGGTAACTGTGGAAATGAAACTGATTGTAATGCACCATATACTTGTTTAAATGATTGTGGTGGTTATGTACAATTAATACAACGTTTCAAAACAGAGACAAGAACTTATAATCAAAATTATCCATTAAGACTAAGTGAGTCAAGGGAAGTTTCATGTTCATGTCCTAATGTAAAAAATCATGCAAGTAATTCAGGATACATCCGTGATGGTTTTCTATTTGTAGATTTTGAAGTTGGTAATGTTTATATTAACTACCAATCTACAATGGAAGATGATGATGGTAATTTACTTGTTGCTGATCATCCACTTTTAAATGAATATTATGAATATGCCTTAAAGCAAAGGCTTGTTGAAAATAGAGTTTTATTGGGTGATAAAGAATCTGTTGGTGTTCTTCAATTATTAGAACAAAGATTAAGAGCATCAAGAAATAACGCATTGTCTTTTGTTAATACTCCAAACTTTGCTGAACTAAAAAAGATTTGGGAAATTAATAGAGCATCAATGTATGACAAATACTATGACATGTTTAAATCATATAGACGATGAGTTTTATCAAAAGTTTCAAATTAGATTTATATGCCTGCAAGATATCTGTTATTGTAGCTGATGATATATTTGAAGAAGAGAAAAAACTATATAATAAATATGGTGAAGACTATGATGATTATATGAGTGCTGATGGTCTATGTTTATATTTTATTCATGACCATTATTATATACTATTAAAAAAAGATGCGATTACTCACAATCTTATAGCACACGAATTATATCATACTGTTTGTGCTATCATGGATCATAGAATAATAGATGATGAAGAAGCAAGAGCTTGGTTGATTGGATATGTTACATCACTTATTTATCAAGCATTTGATAAAGCAAAAATTGAAATAAAAAATGGCCACTAGACAAGATAATTCTGAAAACTCTCAACAAAGTAATTCATCTGATGCATCATTGAATACCTTTAATAAAGGTATGATGATGGACATAGATGATATTGTTGTTCCACAAGGTGTATGGTTAAAAGCTAGAAATGCTATTAATAACTCTGATAAAGGACACTTAGGTGTTTTAGGTAATGAACCATCTAATACATTTTGTGATGCTATAGCTAATCAATTTATTGTTATTGGTTTAATTTATATTACAGATGGTGTATGGTCTGTTTTTTCAACAAATAATATTAATTCTGAAATAGGTATATACAAAGAAGATGAATGTTCATATAGACGTTTATTCCGTGATTTAAATAATTGTTTAAATTTTAAAACTACACATTTAATTAAAGGAGTATCTAAAGAACAATTTGATTGTTCAAGACAACTCTATTGGGCAGATGGTTTTAATCCAGATAGAACAATTGGAATAAAACAAGACTTAAGCGGACTTGTAGATGAATATTATTTTAATAATAAAACAGAGCAAACTACTGGAGATGCTGATGAAATTTGTGAAATAGATGATTATGATACAACTAGATTAAACTGTGATAAAACTAGACTAGCTCAATTAGTAAAGCCTCCTTGTATTGATCTGAGAAGAAGTAATTTTTCTGGAAGTATAGGAAATGGATCATATCAAGTATTTATTGCATATACTGTAAATGAACAAAGAGTAACTGATTATATTGGTATAAGTAATGTTCAACCATTATATACACATGAAAATATAAATAGTTCATTAGAAATAGTTGTATCAGAAATAGATGAGAGATTTGATGAATATGAATTAGTAATTGTTAGTTTCTTTAATCAACAAACAGTTGCAAAAAAACTAGGAATTTATAGTACAGGTTCAGGTACCATAACTGTAGATTACATAAACACAGAATTACCATCAGTACCTATTTCTCAAATTCCAATAATATCAACTGTCTATGAAAGATCAGAGGCAATGTATAGAAATGGTGATTACTTATTAAGAGTTGCACCTACAGGATATTTAGATTTTAACTATCAACCTAGAGCTAATCAAATTACTGCTAAATGGTTTGCTTCTACACAACCTGAAAACTATTATACTAATGGTGGTAATAAAACTACATACTTAAGAGATGAAGTATATTCATTTTTTATTAGATGGGTTTATGATACAGGTTACAAATCTCCTTCTTTTCATATACCAGGTAGAGATAAAAATTCTACAGATTCATTAACACAAGGAATAGATCATGCTGCATCTACTGCAGATCCAATAGAAAATACATTACAACTTTGGCAAATAAAAAATACAGCAACTAAAACTGCTCCTTTTGGACCCATTGATTATAATACACCTTTAGATATTAATTATCCAAATGTAGTTGCTGAAGGTCAAATGGGTTATTGGGAATCTACAGAAATGTATCCTAATGATAAACCAGAAGTATGGAATGTAGGTGATCCAAATCATCCAGAATGGGATTTATGTGGACAAAGAATTAGACATCATAAGTTTCCAGATACAGATTTAATACCACACTTCATTGGTGATGATACAGATTTATTTATTAAAACACATGTTAATCATAATAACTTTTGTGCTACATCATTACTCTCAGGTCCCAATCAATTAGCTTTTTCTAAAGGTAGAAACTATAGAATTGTTTTACTAGGAGTAAACTTTGATAATATATTACCACCTGTAGATGAAGATGGTAACTTAATTCCTGGAATTATAGGATATGAAATACTTAGAGGAACAAGAGAAAATAATAGAACTATTATTGCTAAGGGTGTTATTACTAATTTAAGAGAATATGATTATCCTGAATTTACTAATACACAAACTGAAAAAAAAGGATTAATATTAAATTATCCATTTAATGACTTAAGAGATGATGAATTATTATCTAGAATAAAAGTAGATGGTGGTTGTAATAATCCTTGTAATTTTGTTGACTATCCTTTACTTAATATTTTTAATAGAAGGTATGTAGCATTTCATTCACCAGATACAAACTTTGGTAATCCATTTTTAGATGTAGATGAAATTAAATATACAGGAGAATTACAAGGTGTTGCTGAAGGATATTTTACTGAAGTAAATAAACATCCCAAACATGCTTTACCAAATGATGGGGCTTTAATTATAGCTATGATATTTGGTTTTATTACTGCATTAAATTATACAGTATTTAGTGGTACTGCTAGTGGTACTGCTGATTTTTATACAGAAATAGGTGGAAATGCAACAGCTATGGGTAATAAACCACCTATTGATGATTTACCTGTATTTGTAGATGCTATTGTTAGTGCTATAATGAAACCTATTGCATTAGTATATTATACAATTCAAATAGCTCAAGGTTATCTTGATGCAATGATGGCATTAATGTCAACAAGACAATATGCATTACAACATAAGGCTCATTGTTTCTATTCTAATTTTGTAAGAATGAGACCAGTAAGGCAAAATGTTTTAAGATCAGGATATATAAAAGATTCAAGACAAAGTTTAGATGATATATATACAATAAATAATGTATATAGAACTAATTTTGTATTTCTAAATACAAATAGAGACTGTGTATTTCCAACTTTAAGAGATACTAGTAGATACTCTGTTCATAAAGTATTAGGTTATAATGATATTAGAATTTTAGATCCAACTAATAAAAGAGTATCAGTTACATCATCATGTATGTATGCTTCTTTAAAAGTTAAAATAAGAAACTTATATGGACAATTAAATTCTATTAGACAACTACTTATTTCTCCATGTGTATTTAATGTGCCATCAAATCAAGATGCAAATACTATTGTACCAGGAACTAAGTATGATGTGTATGGTGGTGATAATTATATAGGAAGATATACTGAAAAAAATACTTTCTTCTTTTTCTATGATTGGTTAATGGATCAACCAGATGGTATTGAGTTTGATTATAGAAAATACACAATGATTCCATATCCTAGATATTGGATTAATACAGAAAGATACAATACTGGTCAAATATTAGATAATTTAATACCAGGACTTTTGTGTAATGATACTGATGGTGAAAGTGCATTAGAAACCATACAAGATAATACTTATCAAGATGCCTTTCCAAGTGATAATGCATCATTAGTAAGAAATAAATGTACTAGTATAACAATAAGTAATTTATTTTGTGGTGGTTCTAATGAAGATGTTTTATTAAGAATTGATGGTTGGTTCTATTTATTTTATAGTGGAGTTAAAGACTTCTTTGTAGAATCTGAAATAAATTTAGCTTTAAGAGATTATGATGAGGTTCCTGAAAAAAGATTCTATGATGAATTTACTTATACCAATCTTGACTTAATGTTTGATACTAGCATTGTTAAAAAAGCAAACTATTATAAATATGATAAATCATTAAGTATTGCAAAATATGCTAACGTATTTCCATCTTGGAGTACATTACATCCTAGAAGTTATAATCCAGTAGTAGCAGCAGATTGCTATCAGAGTTTTCCTAAAAGAGTAATTTATTCATTACCAAGTTCTAAAGAAAGAAAAAAAGATTATTGGAGAAACTTCTTAGCATTTAACTATAGAGACTTTACCTCAACAGTAACTTCGATTTCTCCTATTAGTATGAATGGAGCAATGATCCATTTTAAAGATATAAGTCCTGTTCAATTTATTGGAGTTGATACTTTACAAACAGATGTAGGTACAAAGATTACTATTGGTGATGGTGGATTATTTAATCAAGCATTACAAAATATAGTTAATACAGATGCACCTTATGAATATGGTTCATGTCAAGATAGAATGTCTATTATCAATACACCATTTGGTCTATTCTGGATTAGTCAAGATCAAGGTAAAATATTCCAGTATGGTGGTCAGATAAAAGAGATTTCTGCAAAAGGTATGAGATGGTGGTTTGCTAGATATTTAAAATATGAATTAATAACAGCATTTCCAGATTTTAATATTTTACAAAATCCTGTAGCAGGTATTGGATGTCAAGCAATTTATGATAATAAGAATCAAATAATTTATTTCTCTAAGAGAGATTACAGACCTTTAGATCCAAATTTAGTTTATAGTCCAGAAGCTAATAAATTTACAATAACTTCACTTGGATTAAGAGATATAAAATTAACTGATAAGAGATATTTTGAAGATGCTTCATGGACTATATCATATGATCCTAAAACTGAAGCATGGATTTCTTTTCATGACTGGCATCCTAACTTTATGATACCAGAAAGAAATACTTTCACTACAGTTATAGGAGGTAGTTTCTGGAAACATAATAATACTTGTTCAAGCTTTTGTAATTTTTATAATGTAGATTATCCATTTGAAATTGAAACTATTGTTAATAGTGGTCAAACAGTAACTACTACAAGAAGTGTTGAGTATATGATGGAAGCATATAGATATGCTGAAAATTGTTTTGATGCACATCATCTATTAGATTACAACTTTGATGAAATGATAGTTTATAATACTGAACAAATTTCTGGTATATTAAAGTTAAATTTGAATTCTAAAAATGAACCTTTTATAAATCTAACTTATCCTATTGTTAATCCTCAAGGTTATATAGATGTGTTATATAGTAAAGAAGAAAACAAATATAGAGTTAATCAGTTCTTTGATATTACTTTAGATAGAGGAGAGTATTCAGGTAATACTAATATAGTATGGAATACTCAAGCTAATGGTTATGTTAAAAATATAAATCAAGCTTCTGTTAATTATAACAAGGATCCATTTCAACATAAAAAATTTAGACACTATTCTAATAAAGTATTATTTAGAAAGAACGTGAATAACAATATCAAAATGTTCTTTAAAATATTTAATGTTAAACAGCAGATCTCAATGCGATGAAAAAAAGGCTTAAAAAATTCATAGTAGATCCAAAAGGACAATACAATCATCCAGGAAAAAATACTTATATACCAAATGCTAAAGGTAGTATAACAATGAAAGGAGTGCCTTATCCTGTATTAGGTATAGATGATCAAGGTAATCAACAAATGATGTATCCTAATGAAGACTATCAATTTCCAGGAAATGGTGTATATGAAATACCAATGGCTCAAAATGGAGGAACCTTTAATCCAGATACAGATGAGTTTATTGAATTTAATGATGAGTTACCACAAAGTGATAGTAAGTATAATCAAAAAAGAGCTGATGAATTAGGTTATAAACCTGATGAAACTGGACATTTACCATCTGTAGATTATACAAATGGTATGTGGTTAAAATCTAAAGAGCATCCTACAGCTTGGATGGAGTATCTTTATGGGTATACTTTAAATCCAGAATTAAATAAAAATACAAATGTTGTAATAAATCCAGAAGGTTATTTTGGAAAGAATCAATTACAATACATAAATAAAAAATATGGTGGTGCATTCAACCCAGACACGGATGAATTCATAGGATTTGCAGATGAGTTACCTCAAGCACAAGAAGGTTTAGAAAAAAAAGGATTTGATTCATTATCTGAATCTCAAAAAGCATTATTACAAAAAGGTAATAATCTAGATAAAGTAAAAGGATGGTATGAAAAATATCCTGATGAAATGCAAAATTATAAAGCATTTATAGATCAACATAATGCTGATGATTACTTAAAACTATATGATACTGAAAAAGAAAAGTTTGATGAGTCAGTTAAAAATAATGCTGATTGGCATAAAGACTGGTATGCAAAAAGAGCACAGTTACCACAATTTAAAGATGTAGCTACACAAAGACTTAATAATTATACTGATCAAGATCTTGAATCTACTACTTTAGTAGATCCCGTTAATTTTGCATTTAATTTATGGAAAGATCAAAAACAAGATATGAAATGGCGTTTACAAAAAAATAGTGAAACTGGTAAATTTGAAGTTAAACCTGTAGATCGAGATTCACCACCTTCTAAATTTGAATTTCCTACTGATAAATTATTTGGTGAATATGATCCTAGTACAAAAAAAGTATTGGTAAATTCTAAATTAGTCAATCAAGGATATTATGATGTAAATGGTAAACTTTATAATCAAACAGTTACACATGAAAATGATCATAAACAAGATTATGATTATCCACAAGAAGGAACAACAAAAAATATTTCACTAAATGATTGGAAAAATTATGATGATAATTATTCTAAATATTTATTAGATCAAGAAGGTACATATGAAAATCCTAGAAAAGATCCCTTACAAGATGTATTAGGTTATAATAATATTATATCAGATAATAGAACAGATAATGGTAAAGATTTATATCAATATCAACCAAAAGAAGTTAGAACACGTTTAGATGTTTGGAGACAATATAATAATATAGATGCTTTAAAACAATATTCTGAAGATGAAATAAGAAGTATTATACAAAATAATAGTAAAGATCCTAATACTCCAAGGAATATAAAAGAGTTATATCAAACTATTGACAATCCTAGTAAGTTAAGGTATCTACATAATAGTTATGTTAGTAATGATAAACAAAGTCCATTAGATAGATTTTTACCACAAAATTATATACAAAAAGCTCAGACAGGAATTGAATTAATAGATTGGGATAATGCAAAAAAATATATGCCTTGGAAAACTAAAACTAAATTTTCCCCATCTAAAGTATTACTTAGAGAATTAGGTAATGTTAGTAGATATAATAATTCAGAAGAAGGTATTATAAAAGAACCATATAAGAATTCACATGAAGTATACATGGATGATAAAAAAGGATGGAGAAAAGTTTCACCTGAAGATTATGAAATGTATAAAAAACAATATCCTGGTTCTGATACACCTTCAGGATGGATAATGAATAATAAACAAACTGGAGGTAGTTTACAAAAATATCAAATTAAAGGACAAGATAATATTCAAACAACTCCTGCAGTTTCAACAGGAGTAAATCTTAATATACGTCAAATAGATCCTTCAGTTAAATTTGCTGCACCAAAAAAATCTCCTTATGAACAACTATCATCATTAAGTCAGGAAGCATATAATCAATACAGTAATACATTATCTGATGTAGATAAGTGGCCTCAATTATCTGGTAAAACAATTAACTTAACAACAGATAGATATAGAGGTGCAAATGTTCCAGTTGAATATATTGATATGTTGACTAGTTCTGCTAAAAAATTTAAAATAGATCCATATCTATTATATGCAATAGCTGGTAGAGAATCTACTTTTGGACAAGGAACATTAGCTAATAAACAAAGAAACATATCACCAATAGAATTAGTTTCAGGTTGGAATATTGCTAGTCAATATGAACCATATGATTATACAAGATTTTTAGCAGATAATAGAACTCCAAGTGTTAAAACAAATAAAAACAAACATGGTTATTATTACAGTATAGATTCAGATAATAGAGATAGTACTTTAAATCAAATTAGTAATTATATAACTGATAATGATTTAATAGATAAATATAAAAAGAAATTAGAGTCTACTCCTAAAATTAATTATACAAATCCATATGATTTTCTTGCAGAATTTATTATAAAAAATGGAGTTGATAAATATAATCCAGGTGATCCTGATTATAAAAATAAAATTAATAATGAAATTTCATTACTAAAAAAAGATTCTGCATTTTCTAAATATGTTAATAAAAAACAAAATGGTGGTAGTCTAGAACAATATCAAAAGAAAGGACAAGTTGTATCTTATCCATCTACAGCAATGACTTATAATGATAATAGATCATTCTTTGATAGTCATGCTGTATTAAATGATAACCCAAGATATAATGAATGGTTGAAAAAAAATATATATGAAGGTAACATAGCATATGATCCTAATACTGGAATGTCATATCCTTTAAATAAAAAGATTTCAATTCCAGAAGGGAGAGCTGAAAGAGCAACTGAAGCCTATACTAAAAAAGGAGTTAATCAAAGATTAAATACAAATAAAGATGCTAGAAGAGATGTTGTTACTCAATCTATGATTGATGTGGGATCTAATCCTTTATTCTATGCACCAGGTGCTATTGCTGCTACACCATTTATTGCACCAGCAGCAGCTACTGTAGGTGCAGCAATGAGTGCTCCAATGTCTATAGGTTCAGTAGCATTACCAATTACTGGATTAGACGCATTAGGATTAGGTTTTGGGATGAAAGGTGCAAGTCAATTAACTAATGATTTGAGTTCTGGATATTATGGATCTGATGCACCAACTGCTGATAAAATTGCAAGAGGTATAGAAACAGGATTAGATATAGGATTTTCACCTGGAGTAATTCAAGGTCTTGGAACAGGAGTTAGAGGACTAGGTCAAGCTGGTAAATATATCATGAATAATGCTAATCTAGGTCAAAAATTAAGAAATCAAGTTGGATCAGTAATGTTATCACGTAGTTTAAATAATGGTAAAATTCCAATTGAAGCTATTCCTGAAATACAAAGAATAGATCCAATAAACCGTAGTTCAGTAAATGTTAAAAACGATTTTTTAAAAAACATGTCTGAAGAAGATTACAATAGTGTAATACAATCAATTTATAATAATAACAAAGTATCTTTTGATAATCCATTAATTCAATTTAAATCAAGCAGACCTGTAAGTTCAACTTTACCATTAAATTTTAATACAAGAGAAGGATTCTTATTTAAAGAAAAATTTTGTTTACCTGGTAGTGAATGTGCAAAATCATCTAATGCAGTAGCAAATAAAATATATACAGATATTACTGGTAAAGAATTTAATGTTGGTGATAATGCTCATAATGCTTGGCATCTAGAAGATCAAATGACTAGATTCGGTGCAATACCTGTTGAAAGTATGGATGAATTTAAAGTAGGTGATAGATTATTAATGGGTAATGGAGTTGACCAATCTACATATGTTCCAGGATATACAGCTGATCCAAATATCAGACATGCTGGTACTTATGCTGGACTAATGGAACATGAAGGTAATTTTTACCAAACATTATTTGAAAGTGGTAAAGATAATCCAATGTATTTAAATAGTATTCATAATCCTTTTACTGGACCTAATACTTTACAAAAAGCATTCAGACCTAAACAATTTATTGGAAATGAATTTGGAGAAAATTTAGTTGATAAAAATATCAGATATGCATTTCGAGATAAACCATCTGTAGCAGAATATAGTTCTCAAAATAAAAATGTTCAAGCTTTATTAACTGAAGCTGAATCATATAGAGAAAAAATTAAAAGAATGCATGATTTAACAAATGATGAATTTGATGAAATGTTAAATAGTCTAATTGGTATCGGTGCTCAAGAAACAAAACTTAATAGAGCATTGCCAGGTTCTAAATTAGCTAAAGCTAAAATTAAATTACAAAATATGTTAACTAGTGCTGGTTTAACAGCACCAATAAAAAATACTATAAATACTGGTAAAAATATTGCAAATAAAGTATTATCTAAATCATCATCTTTACCTGAATATCCTGGAACAAGTGTTATTGAAATGGAATCTGCTAAATTAGCAGAATCAGCAGGTATGTCATATGCTGATGCACTTAAAAGTGTAAAGAGTAAATATCAACCTAGAATGGCTTTTACACCATCTACAGTAGAACCTTCTAAAGGAATGTTTAGACAAAAATTTAAAACAGAAAATGCAAGAACCTCAAATTTTGAATCAACAATAAATGAGGATGAAGTAGGTCATGGATTAAGTCAAATGAGTGAAAATTATAATATAATAAAAAAATTATATCCTGATGCAACACCTAGACAACTAATAGATTTAACTACATTAATGTGGAATAGTCCAGGAAAAGCTAAAAATAAAGAGTTAGTAGATTTCTTTTTATTTGGTAAAAATAATCCTAATCCTGATAAATTTAAATTTGATTATGTAACTAAAGTAAAAAATCAAAGAAATAAACTAATTGATATTAAACCAAAAGGTGTAGAAGATTATAATGAAGTTTTTAGGAATGGAAATTACCCAGAAATACAATATCAAAAAGGTGGTTCCTTTAACCCCAATACTGATGAATTTATTGAATATAGTGATGACTTAGATACTTATCAAAAAGCTGGACAAGTTAAACCAACTTATTTATCACCTGAACAATTAGGTGCTAGACAAGTAATGCAAGCTAGTACTACAAATGTTGCACCTGTTGCTCCAAAACTTCAAGCATCTCAATATTATGCACAAGCTCAGAAAGATATTAGTAATATAAAATTATCTGATGATGACTTCAGAAAAAAATATGGTACTAATAAACATACTTGGCAAATGAAAACTGATCCACAGTATAAAGCACAAGTAGAAGCTGAAGCTATAGAATTAGCTAAAAGAAATGGAACTATAGATTTACCATCTTCAAATATGTTTAGTAAATCATATGCAGGGAATCCTAATCTTAACTACATGATTCCTAATGGATTAACTGGTGATGCTAGAAGAAGTTATGAAGAATCTCAAATGAATGTAGTTGGTGCAGCATTACCAATACCAGGATTACAACAAATGGGTAGAATACCATCTATAGGACAAGCTTTAGGTACAGAAACTGGTTTATTATCTAATGTTTATAAAATAAATCCTTGGGCAGAAAGATTAAATGATGCAAATAAATCATATAGAGTTGCTGGATTAGATGCTTTTGAAGATTTTAAAAATACAGGAATATTAAGAAGTCAAAGAATTTTACCTGAAAATGCAACTTTTTTAGATAGAGTAGCAGCAAGGTCTACAGGATTTCCATCATTTCAAAAAGGATATGCTGATATGGCATATGCTCCAAAAGAAGGTGCGGTTATATTTGAAACAGGACTTCCTACATTTAAAAGAGGAGAGATTAATCCTATAACAGGACGTCCTATTAAAGGAGGTCATTATGCTCATAGAGTTATTAATCCTGAAACAGGTGTAACTATGTCACAAATACCTGGTAAAGATATTAGAGTATTTAATGATAAACCTAATTGGTTAATGGGATATGAGCAATTAGAAATTCCTAATTTAAATGTAAACTCAAATATGGGATTTGCTAACATAAGACCAAATCCAGAACAATTAAAAGATGCGTATGGATTTTTACGAAGAAGACAATTTATTAAAGAATTACAAAAACAAGGTTTAATAGGTAAAAATTTTGAAGATTTAAATTATGCAGCAAGAAGTACAGATAAAACAAATGCATTAACTAAACTAGCTTTAGAAAAAGAAGCTACACGTTTTAGAGGAGTTGAAGGTTCCGTACCTAAAAGTGGTAAAGGTACACAAGAATATACTGGATACAATTTTGATATGTCAAAACCTGCATGGGGTAATGAAATATCTGAATTTGAAAATATGATAAATGCAGGGGTAGATTTTAATGATCCTATATCAATTGCTAAATATCAAGCAGTACACATACCAATGGAACAATATGGTTATAGATCTGGTATGCCAACCATGAAATATGTAGATGCTTTATATACTGGAAGTTATCCAACTGGATATGGAAAGTATATGTTTAAATTAAAGTCTCCAAGAGATTTTAGTACAGGTAATTATCAAGATTGGTTTAATAAATACCATAATTTAAAAAGTAGAGATTTTAATAAATTGGCTGTTAAAGATGGATATTATAATACTTCATTTATTCCTGAGAATTCTTATGATTTACCAGTACTTTTAGATAGAAATTCAGTAGTAGGAAAAAAAGGACAAAAGATGTTTGATATTGATGAAAGTTATCCTTTTATGAATTATAAAAACTTAAATAAAGATCAACAAATAGAATACAACAAATATTTAAAAAAATTAAAGGATGATTGGAATACAGGTTGGAAAGGTCAATACCAAAAAGGTGGTACCTTTGATCCAAATATAGATGAATTCTTAAGTTTCGTAGACTGATAAAATTTTTGTAAATTAATAGTATATTTAGAATAACACCATTATGAGAAAAGCACTAGTAAGACGTGGAGGTCAAGTCATTGAAGTAGATGTAGATGACAACTACGTAAACCAATTACGTAAAGCAAAAAAAGGTTTACAAGTTTCTAAATCTGCTAGTGATCCATGTCCACCTGATTATTATTGGGATGAAGATGAAGGAAAATGTGTTCCTATGTCTGCTACACTTCCTAAAAGAGAAGAGTTGTTTACTAATCCAGAAATGATAAAAGATTTACAAAGATTAAATGATAAGAGAAGGATTATTGACTATAAACAATATTATAGAAAAACAAGAGATGATTTTTGGAATGAAAATTTTAAGGGACCATATATAATAGATGATAAGGGTAGACAAGTACCAGATCAAAATTCTCCTGAGTTTATTAATTATAAAAAATTAGTAGAGGAACGTTTTAAAGATATGCCTGATCCTTATAAAAAATCATTTAAACTACCAGATGATTTTAAAAAGAAAGATTTTTATCCTAAAGATGGTGAGTGGGATGAAGATTCTAAAAAGGAATTTAATCAGTTTTTTAATCCTGAACCTACTGAACAAGAAAAAGAAGAAGGAATTTTAAAAGAATACTTAAAAAGTAAACCTCAAGTAAATCCAGATTTTTATTATAAGGATATTCCAGCTAATGATCCCGTACAACAATATAAAATGAATCAGGATCAATTACGTGATTATAGATATGAAGAGGAATGGTGTCCATGTTATAAAATGAAGGAAGAACTAATTGCAGGAAGAATGGTAACAAAAAAAGTTTGTGTACCATGTGAGCAGGCAAAGATGGGTGGAAGTCTTGCTAAATTTATGCAGGTTGGTGGAGAAGGATCTAGTTATCCTCTAAATAATAGAGGTGAAGAAATTAGATACCGTAAAGAATTTGATAGAAATGGTAAACGTATAATTAAAGAAACATCAGGCTATCCTGCTGATTTAGAAGAAGGTGATCCAAGAACTACAAAGCGTACTAAAATAGTATTGAATGATGATGGTAGTGGGAGATTTGTAACTAGAAAATCTGGATTTTTTAATTATTTTGATCCAATAAGAGGTTATTATCAAGGTCCACCAAGATATTCAGAAACTTTACCTAGTGGTTCTGAATTTAATTCACAACCTACTTATCAAATGGGTGGTACTCCTCAAGGACAAATGGCACAGATGCCTCCACAACAAGGTCAAGGTTTTGAACAAGATCAAGTAATGCAATTGATTCAAGCCTATGCTCAAGCTATGGGTATATCTGCAGAAGAGATTATTCAACAACTTCAGCAAATGGATCCTCAAGCTCAACAACAAGCTATTCAACAAATGGCTCAAGAGTTACAAGGAGGACAACCACAACAACAAGCACCTCAACAAGAAATGCCACCTGAACAAATGATGCAAAGAGGTGGTAATTCAAAAGGTGCTGATACACTTGAGATGAGTACACCTGAATATAAGAATGATTATTTTGCTAAGTTAACTCAAAAATTTGGTCAAAATAATTATGACAAAGCTTTCATGAAAGATATGAATAGTGAATTTCAAAAATTTCAAGCAGGTGGTTATATTCAAAATGCTGATGGAACACAATCATATGATTTAGGTAGTGGATTTGATCCTAACAAATTATCTAAAGCAAATATGTTTCAAGATTATGCTAACCAAAAAAAAGAAGATGGAAATACTTTTGGTGCATTTACAAATTTATTATATACAGGAGCAGAAAAAGTTGGTAAGGCTGCAAATACAGCAGCTCAAGTTGCAATGACTGCAGCAGGTGTTCCTCCAGGAGTAACTAACTCTTTAACTAAACCTAAAGGAAAAGATGGTTCAGGTGGATTTGATCCTTCTCAATTAATATCAATGTTTGCTAAATATGGTGGTAACTTACCTAAGTATCAAACAGATGGACAATTTACTTCTGGTATAGGAACTTTTGGTAATTCTCCTGCATGGAATTTTGGTAATAGTGGATTAGATAATTTTATGAATGAATTTGAAATAAAAAATCCTAATTACGGAAATCAAGTTCAACCAGCTCCAGTATCTAATATTAAAATGGCTGATCAATCAAAAAATAAACCTAGTGGTTTAGATTTTGGTCCACAAGATGATCCTATAACAACTAATGCAACTAATCCAAATAAAGATAAAGAATTAATTGCGGGTCCTGATTCTGTTAAAAAACCAAATTTTAGTTTATCAGAAATGGGAGCTGGTAAAGGAATGGGACCAGCTGTAGCTGGTTTATTTGAAGCAATGGGTAATAAGGGTAAAGCTAAACAAGCAGAAGCATTTGCACAAAATGCATTTATTTCTGATAACTTATTTACATCAAATACAGGAGATAGAATAGATAGGGGAGATTATGTAATGAACACTCAACCTAATAATGCTAATTTTAGACCAGATCAAAATATACCAATGGGGCCATTTGCTAGTGAGTTTGGTAAGTATGGTATGCAAGTAGCTAAAGTAGGAGTACAAGTACAGAATCCTTATATGTCTAATCCATACTCACATCCAGAAGCTATTCTTTATGGTGAACCAGATCCTAAAGTATCTAATACTTTAAAACCAGTTAAAAGAGAAAATGCTAATCTAGAAGCAGAAGTTGGTGAAGTAGCTGTTACTCCAAGTGGACCAGATGGTGTACCTAAATTCTTTAAGATAGGTGGTAAGAATCACTATGATGGTGGTACTCCATTAAATCTTCCTGAGAATACTTTTATATTCTCTAAGACTAGATCTATGATTATCAAAGATCCAAAGATTCTTAAAGAATTAACAGGATCAACTAAACCAGCAACACCTGCAGATTTAGCTAAGAAATTTGACTATTCAGAATATGTAGCAACAATTCAAAATAAAAATTCTGATCCAGTAGAAAGAAAAACTGCTGAATTCATGATTGAGAATATGATGTATAAACTTGGTCAAATTGCTATTATACAAGAAGCTAAAAAAGGATTCCCTAATGGTATACCTTTGGTGGCTGTACCATACTTAGAAAAAGCAGGTATTGCTCCAGAAAGTATACTACCTCAAATACAACAAGAACAACCTCCAATGGATCCAGGAATGCAACAACAAATGATGCAACAACCTCAAGAGCAAATGGATCCTAGAATGATGCAAGAACAAATGCAACCAATGCCAGAAGAAATGATGATGCCTCCTATGGCTAGATATGGTGGTACTAATTTAGAAAGATATCAGACTAAAGGTCAAGTACTTACTCCTGAGCAGGTTGCAGCTGCAGATCAAGCTTTAGGAAGAATTGAACATTATAAAATAAGAGGTCAAGGTAATGCAGATGCAATGGCAGGATATAAAGCACAAATTGATAGTCTTTATAGAAATCCAATGTATGATATTAAAGCAAAAGTAGATTCATTAGATAATATATATCCTACAGTAGTAAGTAAATTTACAGATGTACCTTGGAATCAAGTTTTTGATCCTAATAAAACTTATAATAAAAATTTAATTTATAGAAAAGAAAATATTAGTGATGCTAGTATTGATTATTTAAAAAAGAATAGTCCAGAAGAATTAGAAAAATTTGAAAATAGACCTAATCCATATTTTAAAAGCTATAATTATAAAAAAGTAGGTGGTACTAATATAATGGGTGGTCCTGTGATACCAGCTTATCAAACAGGTAATCAAGTTAAAGGAAATTTTGCTCAAAAAGTTTTATCAGGTAAAAATCCAATCACAAATCAAGAAGCTATTCCAACTAAAAAAAATAATTCATACATGCCAGAAGCATGGACACTTTATGCAAAAGCAATAAGATCTAGAAATTTAGATGAAATAAATGCTGCAGCTGACTATTTTGAAAAAATAGATGTACCAAATAGTTTAGGTACAAGTTTCCTTAAACCCTTTATTTTACAAACTGAACAAGATGTTTTTGATAATGCAGCAGCAGCTCTAAGAGATAGATCAAAAATGTTAATAAAAGATAGTGAACAAGCAACTATGTCTGCTAGACAATTTGAAGAAAATAAAAAATTATCTGATTTTAGAAATAAGTTAATTGAACTAAAAAAATCAATTCCTTATAATTTAGAAAATATTAGTAAAATAGAAAAAATAAATGAGGCTATAAAAGAAACAGCTAAATTTAGTCCTTCAAAAAATTCAAATAATTGGTTTTTATTACCTCAGTTTGACATATTTGATAATAATTATGATAGTCCTAATTCTTTAATAAATAAATATAGTAATTTATTTACAGAAGATCCTTCTTCTAAAACATCTAAAGAACCAGCTAAATCTAAAACAACTATGGCTGCAGATAGTGCATCTAAATCTACTCCAACTGCTGTACAAGCTCCTGTTAAAAAAGAAAAATCAAAATCTACTACTAATGCTTCAAGTAACAAACAACCAAGAATTAAAAAAGTAGAAAGTCTTGATGGATATGAAATTTTAGATTAATAATAATTTATAAAATAAAAAATTATGTATACTCAATATAACATGTTTTATCCAGAACTTCCTAAAGCTCAAGGTGGTACTGAAACAAAAGTTAAAGATGAAGTTGGAGATATCATTGAAGTTAATGGTAAAAAATATAAAGTTGTAAGTATTAATGCAACTACAGGTAAACCACAAATTAAACTTTTAGATGAAAAAGAATTAAGATTTGTACAATACCAAGATGAAAAATTAAAACCTGCTTCAGAAAAAGGTTGGACTGTTAGAAAAAGTAAAACCCCATATGATCCTTATGGAGCACAAAAATATGATCCAAAATCAGGAGGATATACATATAACAATCAACCATTAGATTGGAATGACTTTAAAGAAAGACATAAAGAATTAATTGAAACAGAATTAGGTATACCATATGATCAATGGGAAAAACAAGTAAAATCTCCAAATAAAGCTACCAGAGAAGCAGCTACTTTAAAATTTCAAGAAGGTTATAATAGATGGTATAAAGAAGCAACTGGAGAAGAATATTTTAGTGGAGACACAGAAAAATTACCATATGGTAAAGATAGTAAACCTGGTATTTATACAACTAGTGCTCCTGGTTTATCTAAACCTAAAGTTCCATCTACAATTACAAAAACTGAAGAAGATAAAAATACTGCTCAACAAATTACAGCAGGTAAACAAGGACCTCCAGGAGATATACCAGAAGTAGGTTGGTTTCCTCAAGATGTTAATAATCTATATGGTGCATTAGCAGATTGGACAGGAACTAAAAAATATATGCCTTGGATGCCACAAGCAGACTTTCAATATTATGATCCTACATTTTATGATCCATCTAGAGCATTAGCTAATATTAATGAACAAACTAACATAGGTACTCAAGGATTAAATGCTTATGGAAATGATCAAGCTTATGCAGCAGGTTATAATCAAATGCAAGGTAAAGCTGCAGAACAAGCTGCTAATACTTTAGGACAATATGAGAATTTAAATGTTGGAGTAGCTAATGATGCTGCTAGATATAATGCTGAAGTAGATACTAAACAAGCATTATACAATGCCCAGAAAACTGGTAACTATTATGATCAAACTACTATAGCAAATCAACAGTTTGATAATGCTACTAAACAAAATAGACGTAATACTATTAATGCTTTTAATACAGGTATTACTAATAGAGCTATGGCTAATACTTTAAACTATATGAATCCTTATGAGTATTTTATAGATCCAGCAACTGGAGGAATTAGATTTAATAAAAACAATGTACCTAGCAATTTAGATGATACATATAAAGCAGATGCTCAAAGAAGAGAAGAACAATTAGCTAAATTTTTAGGTGATACTAAATGGTCATCCTATGATAATGATGCTAAATTTGAAATCTATGATAGATTATATCCAAGTGAATTTTCACCAGGTAATTATAGAAAACAAAAAGGATCAATTCCTCAACAAGATGATATGTATATGAGAATGATGCAAATGATGATGGGTTCTGGTGCTTATCCTGGATAAACAAATTGAATAAACTTTATAAGTTTAATAAACTTTATATATTTTTGTATATATTATAATATGGCTACATACTTACCAGGTGTCACGGATGTGATCCCACAGTTTCAACCTTTCACTCCTAATTTTGATTTTTATAATCAAGCTTTACAATTAAAGCATGAACAATATCAACAAGGGTATAAGCAATTAAGTGGATTATATTCTACAATATTAAATTCTCCACTTACAAGAGATGAAAATATAAGTAGAAGAGATCAATTTTTTAAAAATACTGATAAAGAAATTAAAAAGATTTCTGGTGTAGACTTATCATTACCACAAAACGTACAAGCAGCTTCACAAATTTTTAAACCATTCTATCAAGATAAACCAATGATGGTAGATATGGTAGTAACTAAATCTATTGATGATTCAAGAACTGCTCATGAAATATTAAAGAATTGTGTTGGTAAAAATTGTGAAAAATTTGGTGCCTGGGATGAAGGTTTAAAAGCAGTAGAATATAAAAGAGAAGAATTTAAAAAAACTGGTACAGATGAATCATTAAACTTTGGTAAAGTATCTTATACTCCAAGAGTTAAATATGCTGAAGATGTATTAAAGTTTTTAAAAGAACAAAAATTTAAAATTACAAGAGAAGTAAATACAGGAAGATATAATGTAACATATGAAAATGGTGACCTATTAGAGAAACCATTATATAATATGATTAGAACATTATATGAAGATGATAGCAATGTAACAGCAATGTATGATACTAAAGCATATGTTGCTAGAAAAGATTATGCTAGATCAAATGCTCCATTATTTAATGGATCTGAAGAAGAAGCAGAAAAACAATATTTAACTGAAAGAGCTGATGCTATATCTCAGTCTTTAGATGGTCAATTATCTCAAATGGATTTAGAATTAAATTCTTCTAAAGCTAAATTGAAATTACTTGAATCTAAGATTAAAAGTACTGGTATTTCAATGGATAGTAAAGATGCTCAACAATATAGATACTTAAGTCAAGTAGTACCAGTATTAGAAAAAGGTAGAAACAATCTAGTAAGAAATAAAGAATATTTTACTGATCTTGGTTCTGTTGATATTAAAACTCTTAGAGGTAGAGTAGATGGTCTTGTAGCAAATGAATATTTTGATAATGATGTTAGAGATATTGCTCATAATTATGCTGATGCAACAAGTTCAGTTACATTAAAAGCAGATCCATTTGCAGTAGAAGAATTTAGTTCAGCACTTACATTACGTAATCAACAAGCAATGGCTGCACTTAATTTTAAGTATGATATTGCTAAACTAGATTATAAAGATCAGTTAGAAAGAAAACAAACTGCTGATCTATTAGGTGCTGGTGAAAAACTTAATGTCACTACTGGAAATCTTAGTGATGATAATATGAGTAAAGAAGATTTATATACTACTAACACTAAAACTATTGAATCAGAAACAACTGCGTATATGGATAATATGCGTGATGTATTAACAGATGTTTATAATCATTTATATAATGCATCTAAAGATAATAGTGAACAAGGTGATATTGCTAAAAAAGACTTTGCAAAATTATTTCCAGGAGCAAAACCAGGTGAAGATAGTTTTAATAAATATTATAGTTGGGCTAGAGGTTATAAAACTTATGAAAATAAATATAACCAAGCATTAACATTAATAAAGGGTAATGATTTATATAAAGATTTACTTACTAATAAATCTGCAGCAATAAATAATGCAAATAGACAAAAGTTAACTGTTGATGCTATTGCTAAATTACAAGCTCAAAATGTGGGAAAGATAAAAACCTCAATGAAAAATGATATAGAATCTAAATTAGATTCAGATTATATTCCATATGTAGATATATTTTTTACAAAACAAAATGGTATACTTTCTAAAGTTGAATTTCAAACTAAATTAGAATCATTAAGTATAGATGCTGAGGACTCTGGTGAAATATATGATGATATGACAGAAGAATACATGAGACAGTATTCTGATGGTTCAAGAAATGAAAGTGTTAGGGTAAGACCCTTCTATGGTGAAGTAGTTCAAGATGGTGGTGGTGGAGCTATTGGTATTAAACCAGTACAACTTGATGCAAATCCTTTAAAGAAACTTAGTGAGAATTATGCAGCTGCACAATCAATATTAAGTGATATTCAGAATTCAGGATTTCAATTAAAAGAAGGTTCTGCAGCAACAGTAGATATGGTTCAACAATTCATTAGAGACTTTTCTAAAGAGTATGATCCTAAGAAAGAAAATGCTAAAATGCCTTTAGCTAGTTTTAAATATGAAGGTATATCTGATAAAGAAGGTTTTGCTAAAGTTACCATAACTCCTGATAAACAATGGTTAGAAGATAATATTGTAGGAGCTAAAAAAGATATTGAATCTGAAGAATTTAATAAACTAACAAAAGGATTTGAATTATATATTCCAAAAGATAAAGCTAATAATGTATTAGAATCTAGAAATAAAACTTTTGCAGATGTAATATTTGATGCTAATGACAATAAAGTTCAAATTGGAGAAGTAAATGATAGAGCTGGATATGCAACTATAACTAGAGATCCTACTAATAATTCATTTTCAGTATTTCAAAAAAATCCAAGATGGAATCCAAATACATTAGAACCAGAACCATTTGAGTACACAACAAATTCTTTACGTGGTGCAGATGCAGATAGGTTAATGAATGAAATTCAAGCTAGGGTTGAAATGTCTAAACAAACAGTTATGCAAATTGATGCAAGTTTAGAAGCTATAAAAAATAAAACTAAAAATCCTCAAGAGATATTAAACGGTAAATAATAATGGAAGATATCTTCAAAGATTCAAACACAGTTATTACTCCAGAACTAAATGATTTTTATTCTAATTCATTTTTAGTAAAAGGTAATCCAGCTGATGAAAATGTATTACCTGCACCACAAGTTGGTGGTGATAATGATGATAAAGCTAATGTTAGATCTTTAATTAATAAGCTTAATAACATATCTGATTTATCTAAAAATAATATATCTAATCTACAAGCTACTTATACAGATCCATTAAAGGATGCTAAAATGTTTGCTTTTAATCCTACTTATAAAGGATTAAATTGGGATAGATATAAAAGTCATTCAGCATTTAATGAATTAGGATTTGATCCATTTAGAGATAATGAGAAGTTTTATAATGATAATACTTCTATCTATTCTGATATTACTAGAGGTATTCAAGGTTTTGGTAAAATAACTGCTAGTGCCTTTATGAATACTGCAGCAGATTTACCAAGATTATTAACAGGTAATTGGGATCCTAATACAGAAGCAGCAAAAGAAACAGAAAGAATTATGGCTGAGACAATGTCCACTAGAGGAACATTTGGTTCAAGTGTAATTAACTTTGGTATCAATGCTGGTTTTACTGTAGGTATTATAGGTGAATTAATAGCAGAAGAAATGATACTTGGTTTAGCTGGTTTAGCTGGTGCACCAGAAACTGGTGGTGCTTCATTAGGAGCAGCTGGTTATTTAATGGCAGTTAGAGCAGGATTAGCAGGTAGTAAAATTGCAGGACTTGGAAAAACAACAGGAGCATTATTAAAGACTATTAAAAATTTAGATAATGCTGTAGATGCAAAAAAATACTTCAATCAATTTGGAAGAGGGGCTGCTGAATTTTTAAACCCATTACAAGCAACTACTGACTTAGCTAAGAATTTTAAAAACTTAAATGGACTAGGACAAACAGCTAGAGCTGCTAAAAGCTTTGGTGCCTTTTTTAAAGATATAAGAGATATTAATAGATCTTTTTCTGAAGCTAAACTAGAAGGTGGGTTTGTTCAAAATGCAATGTTTGAAAAACTTTTAAATGAAGCTTATGCAAATGGTAAAACACCAACACCAGAAGAAATAGATAAAATTAAAGAAGCTTCATTACATGCTGGTTATGTGAATCAAATGGTAAACTTTCCAGTTATACATTATACTAACAATATTGCATTTGGAAATTTAGTTAAACCACTTAATAGATTAATTGGATCTACAGAAGACTCAATTAAAATATTAAATAAGACTATAACTGCAGACATAACTAGAAAAAAAGTATTTCAAGAATTAGCAGGAGGTTGGAAAGAGTCACTTAAAAGAGGTTTTAATCCTAAACTAATGGCTAAGAATAGTCTTAACTATTTTTCAGCAAACTTAGCAGAAGGTTTACAAGAATCATTTCAGGAAGCATCAGCAATTGCTATAGAAGATTATTATACTAAACAGTTTATTAATGAGAATAGTATAGTAAGAAATCAATATGAATTAAGCATACTTGATAGTTATGGTAAAGGTATTGGTGAACAATTTAGTGCTCAAGGTGCTGAGACTTTCTTAAGTGGTTTCCTAATGGGAGGACTGATGGGTAGAGGTGGTAAGATAGCTAGAAAAATAGGTACTGGATTAAATGAAAGTTCAAATAAAGTAAAAGACTTATTTTATTCTAAAACTGATCCAGAAAAATATAAAGAAATTAAAGAAAAAAGAGAAATAGCAAAAGCAGAAAAAGAAGCTAAGATTAAAAAATATGATGAGTTTAGAACTAATCTTATTAATAGTCTAAATGATTTTTATGAAGATGCTGGTAAAATGTTCTCTCGTGATTTAGCACATATGTCAGCTCAAGAAATACTTGATGCTAAAGCTAAACAAGCACAAGAAACTGGTGATGATAAATTCTTAATTGATTTTACAGATGCATCATTATTTGAAAGTGTAAGTAATGCTTTATACTTTGGTAAGTTTGATTTATATCTAGAACACTTAGATAAAATTAAATCATTAGATGATCAAGGTTTAATGGAAGCTATGGGTATTGATGATGCTCAAGCTGGTAGACAAAGATTAGAAGTATCTATTGAAAGAGCAAAAGAAATTAAAAGTAGATCAAAGAAGTTCTCAGAAAACCCTTATAAATATAATGATTATAAAGAGGGCACAGATGAGTACAATGAAATGGTTTTAATGCATAATGCTTTTGAAGATGCTAAACAATCAGCAATATTTACCCCATATCAATTTGATAGGGTACTATCAAGAATGAATTCAATTGCTGAATCATTTTCTAGTATTGATTTAGTAGCTAATGGTAATGCAACTGAATTCCTACATCTATTTGGTGTAGATAATATTCTTAATGAGGTAGAAATTTTAGATAATGAAATACAATCATTAAAAGATGGTACCAGAGAGAATGAAGCATTAGCTAGAAGAAAAGAAAAACAAATTAAAGATTTAGCTGAAGTACGTGATGCAATAATTGCTCATAGAGCTTATTTTAAAGCATTAAAAGAAACTGATACAGTTGATACTTCATATGAGAAAAATCTTAAAAATGCTTTTATAAAATACTTAGGGTCTTATGGTGAAAATAAAAGTAGAATATTAAAGTCTGATAAACTTGATGATGCTTTCAAACTATTTCATGATTATTATAGATTAAATATAGATGCTGAATATCTTAGTAAGAGTGTTGCTATAGTAGCAGATCCCGATTTCTTAAGACAAGAATCTTTAAGAAGATATAATGCATTAAAGAAACAATATACAAATAGAAAAGAATTAATAAAAAAGAAATGGGATACTTATCTTAGAAAGATAGGATTAAATGGTGTATTCCAAAAGTTATATGAAGCTGGTTTTGCTGGAGATCCAGAACAAATGGTTGCATATAACTTATCAGGAGGAAAAACACCTGTAAATCTATTTTATAGAATATCTGACTTTAGTAGAGTAACTGCAGCTGATGTAGAAGACATTAAAAAGATTAAAGAGATTTTTGATGAGTATGAAGATATAACTGGTATAACTAAAGCTAAAGAAGAAGCTGCAAAAAAAGCTGCTGAGGCTGCTGCTAAAAAACTAGAAGAAGAAGCTGAAGCTGCTAGAGTAGCTGCAAAAGAAAAAGCTCTTGATATATATACTCCAGAAACTAAAGCTAAACTAGTAGCAGACTATGAAAACTATCCAGAGAAAGATACTGAATCTTTTGAAGAGTATTTAGAAACACCTAGAGCAGCAGTTATAATCTATAAGGAAAAACAAAAAGAACAACAACTAACTCCTGCTGAATTATTAGGTCAATTTATATCTGGTTTAGCTACAGATCAAGGATTAAAAATAATAGAAGCTAGTTTACTCAAATCAGGTAAATTTATTATTTCTAATATATCTAGAGCTACTTCAGAACAAAGACAAAAAATAGATTCAGATATAGAAAAACTTAGAAATAAATATACTGAAAAGAATATTGTAACTAGAATAGAAAATGGTAATCTTATTATTGAAGTAGATATAAGACCAACACCTATTAATATAAATGAACCAACTCCAAAAACATTTCAAGAATTAAAAAGTGAAATAGAAAGACTAAGAGCAGAAGAAGAAACTAAGTATGCTGCTATGTCTGATCCTAATGATGCAGTAGCAAGAGCTAAAATTTATGAGGAGTATAATGTTTTAATAACTCCTTTAATAAAAGAAGCAGAAGCAGACATAAAAGCAAGAAAAGAAAAAGATATAAATTCAATATCAACAGATCCTATTAAGGAACCTTCTGAGTATAATGCTTATATATCTAAAATCAATGATATATATAATGCAGAACTAGAATCTTTAAAGAAAAAAGAAACACCACAAACTAAAGTACAATCTTCTACAATAGAAGGTCAAGTAGGTACTTCTAATTATACTGTAGAAGAAGGATTAATCTTTTATGAAAATGAAGATGGATCTAGAAGACCAGTAGCTAATCCTGATGGTAGACCTATTTTAGATGTTATTAAATCTGATATAGAAAATAGAAGAAATGAAGAGTTAACAAAATATGATGAAGGAAAATTAACTAATACTGAAATAAAAGTTAATAATTATAAAGCTTATATACATTCAACCCCAACAAATGTTATTTTAAAAATAGGAGATAGATATGGAGAAATAATTTTTGAAGGTTCTGGTATTTATGGGTATAATCTTGAAAAACTTATAAATGCAGAAACAGGGAATACTATAGAGCAACAGCATAATGGAAGAGATGTAATACAATCTAAATATAATGAAGAACTAACTGCTTTAGAATCTGAACAACCTAAAAAAGAAGAGCCTGAAGTAAAAGAAGCATTTCCTTTATCTCCACAGTTTGAAGGTAAGATAATTTACTTCTCTCCAGGTTTAGGAAAAACTACATTAGTAAATCAGTATCCAGATCAGTTTGTAGATATGGATGTATTACTATATGAAGAATTTAAAGATGAACCTGGATTTGAAGATGCAACACCAGAAACTTTTGGTACAGCTATTTCTGCAATTTATAAAAATTTAAAAATTACTGGACAACCTGCTGAGGCATTTAATGTAATTAAAAATAAACTTTATGATAATGCATTTAAAAAAGCTAAAGAATTAACTAAGCAAGGTAAAACAGTATTAACAGGATCTGGTGCCTTTATTTCTAAAGCTGATTTTAGTGTAAAAGCTAATGATGAAAAAATATCTAAGGAACAGTTACTGAATAAAAATCCAAATATGGATGAAATAGATCTTTCAGAAGCTTTAAGTGGTATAAGAAGAAATGAAAATAGAAACAATATATTATTATCTGTTGATAAAGATTCATTCATTCAATTCTTAATGGGTAACTACGATATTCTTAAATATATCAATGAAGATATAACATTTAAACAACTTGATGAATTAGGTAAATTTATGATGGCTCCATTATCTCCAGAAGTTATGGAAGCTTTTAGTAAAAAAATGGAATATTTTCAAGCTAGAGAATTATTATTTAGTAGCTTGCAGCCTGGTGACACAGTCATTATATATAATGAAAAAACTGGTAAAAATTATACAACTAAAATAATGAATAAAAAAGATGCAAATAGTTATAATTTAGAAATTGTACCTGATGGAAGTTCATATCTAATGCGTAGTAATCTTCCCAACTTAATAAATGTCATACCAACACAAGGTACTAGTGAAGGTATTAAAATAGATGAAGTAGATAACTCAGATGCTGAAGATAATAAAACAAAAGTAAATGATGTTGCTACAGAAACAGAAAGATTAAAAGCTTTATTAAATGAATCATTCAATGATGATGATTTATTTGAAGATGCTGAAGACCCTAATAATTGTAAAATTAAAAAGTAATGGCTTGTCTTACACAAAAACAATTAGATAACATATTTAAATCAATTGGTAATTATTTTAAAAATTTAAATGATCCAAAAGATTATAATCACTTAGAACATCTATTATATATTTATAATAAAGGTATATCTAGTGGAATGACACCAGCAACAGCTCTATCATATGTGCAAGCTGTACCTAAACTAGTTCAAGCATATAAAGCTATAACTGGAATTAAATTAATTAAAGATGAAAATATTCAAGTAGCAAGACTTGAGTCTGATTTTGAAGATAATGATTTAAATTTTATTGCAGATACTTTAGAATTAACTAGTGAAAAAGAACCTGAAGAAATTACTGAAGTAACAACAGATGAGGTAGTTGCACCTAAAGGTCAAACATTAAAAATATTTACTGCTAAGACAAATGATCCAACTTCTACTACTGGTCCTGATGAAAGAAAGGATGATGGTACTCAAAGTATAGATCCTAAGAAAACTTGGTACCACGGATTTACACGTAAACTTATTGCTAATGCTGTAAGTGGATTTGATGGTTCTACTATAACAATTAAAAATCATACTGGCTTTAAACTTAAAGCTATCAAAATGTCTGAGATTCCTTATGAGGAATTATATGATTTTCTAAAAACTCAAAGTTTATCTGAAGAGCAATTAAAAGCAATATTAGATAGAGACCAGATTGTAGCATTAGTAATTACTGATAATAATGGTAAAATATTAAAGTTTAATCAAGATTATGCAGTTGCACCTGATGGAAAGTTAATATACTTTCAAATGAGAGATACTAACTATGATTTACTAGATGTTGTAGGAGCAAGAGGTGTAATTCAAAGTGTTGAAGAAATATCTAGTAATTTAAATATATCTTATAAAGAAGCAGAAAGAAGAGTTAGAGAAGGTGTAAATAATTTAAGAGCAATCCAGAAAGGAGTATTTGAAAATAAAAATGTAATACTTGATATTACTGGAGGCAGTCGTGGCTACTTACCTTTACTAGAAAAAAATATTAAACTGAATTATCAAACTGCTCCATCTACATTAGGTCAAGTAGTTGCTAATATGGATTACTTTGAAATTAGTTACAATACTACTGGTGGAACAACTAATAGATTTATTACTCTATATGGTAATACGATTAATTTATTTACACGTAAGGCAAATGATGAAGAATTAAGTCTATTTAGTGATGCTGTTGTAGAAAACTTATTAAATTCTGATGATACTACTGTAGGTTTAGAATTCTTAAGTCAGTATTTAGCAATGACTAATTCTAATAAGAATGAACTTAGAAAATTACTTGAAAGTATTAAAGAATCAAGAGATAAAGAAAATGGTGTAGATAGATTAAAAAAATATTTAAAAACAGCAGGTTCTAATAAGAATGGTTTTTGGTTAACATACCAAAAAGAATTACCTGAATATTTTGGTATTAAGAATGGAGAACTTGCTATTATCAATAGAGAAGAGTATTATAATTTTTGGAAAGATGTTTTAAAAACAGCTTTACCATTAAATGATGATGATAAAGTACAATTGTTTAATTCATATTTAAATTTTGAAATTGATAATAAAACTAAAGAAACTTTAGGATTAAGTAAATCTGAAGAACCTAAAATAGAAAAGAAAACTAGTGCTATTGTAGCAAATACAAATTTTGACATAGATTCTTTAATGAAAGAAAAAGGAATATCTTCTGAAGCTACAAAGAAACAAATTCAAGATGCTTTAGATTGGTATGAAAATAGTCCTTTAAAAAATGTAGTACCTGTTAATGTACTTTTTAATGTTTTAAATTCAAATTCAAAAGCTGTTTGGGAAAGATCAGGAATTACTTTATTTTTTGGTTCTAACTACACAGATTTATATCATGAGGCTTGGCATGCTTTCTCTCAATTGTTTTTAACAATAGATGACAAACAAAAGTTATATGCTGAAATTGGAAAAATGTCTGGAACATTTGCTTTACCAGGTGGTGGTAGAATTAAATATTCAGATGCAAAACCAGTTCAAATAGAAGAGTTATTAGCTGAAGACTTTAGACAATATAGATTATCTAATGGTACAAAAGTATTTGGGCAAAGACCAGTGACTAATAGAATCTTTTCTCAAATTTTAAAGTTATTAAATTGGTTATTTGATAAAGTTTCATATCAACAAACACAAACAGATTTTAATTCATTAAAGAATGTAAAAACATTATATGATAAATTATATCTAGGTAACTTCATAGATATGAAACCTGATGCTAAAAATATCATGTTTGGTTCATTAGCATCTCCTATAGGTTCAGTAGAAAATGGTACTCAATTAACTATTACTCAATCAAATGAAATAGCAGATACAATGGATGCTATTATATCTGATGTATTAGAAAATATTGCAAAAGAAACTGGTAAAGTTATTATTGGTAACTTTTTAAATTCTAAGAATTCAATTAAATATGTTTATGGTAAAATAAAAGAAGCTTTTGAAAAAAGAGTAGTTGAATTAAGTGAAGATGTAGTAGCCAATGAGTATGCTATAAACTTATTAAATATTGCTATAACTGACTTTGGAAATATAGATGATACAATAGATAACAAGAAATTAAATGATAGCACAACTATATCGTATCACCTTAGAAGATCTAAGATATTAGATTTTAAAACTAAAACTTTAGATGATAATGATGAAAAAACTGTTGACTTAGATACACATATTAAAAAAGAATTAGCTGATAATGGTGAACTATCTTTTGAAGAACTAGCAAATGAAAGAGTATTATTTCTTATTAAAACATTAAAACAATATGATTCTAATGGTAATGTAGAAATGAATGACTTAGGCTTTCCTAAACTTGTTAAATTCAACAAAGTATTAGGAATTCTAATTAGAGAACTTAATAATAACTCAGGGCCTAAATCTATTAAAGCTAAACTAGAAGCATTGAGAGATAATGGTCAACATGAAATTGGTGAACTATTAATTAAACTAGGTGATTTAGATTTAGTAAAAGAAGATGATAAAGCAGATATCATGAATGCTTGGATCTTATTTGCTAATAGTTTTAATACAACATCACTACCATTAATTATTACAAGATTAGAACAAACTACAAATAGAGATGAAAATACATTTGAATATTCTTTATATAACACTCAAGGTAAATTAGATTTATCAAATACTAAAAGAAAGTTTATTCAAGAGTTTTCTATAAATAGATTAAATAGATTCACTTCAGAATTTGAAGGATTAAAAGTTATTGATAAAAATAAACTAGAGAACTTCAATATACAAGAATATAATAACTTACAATTTGGAGATCCTAAAAAATTCAATAAGGCTGTATTATTCTATAATGCTATTGGTATTCCAGTAGGTAAATCTGAACAATACAAAGAATTACTAAGTAATAAAACTGTATTAGAAGGAGTAACTTATATCTATAACATGCTTATGGAATATAAGAGTAAAGGAAAGAATAGTGACTTTATTCCAGATCATATAAACTATTTAACTAAATCAAAAGAAGGTAATCAGTCTAATGTAATTGATACAGTTATCCAAGCATATCTTAAAGTAGAAGATATAGTTAGTACATTTAGTTTACTAAATGCTGAAGGTAATAGGCAATATGAGAATGTTCTTAATAATACAATTACTATTACAAAGAATGGACTTAATGATGTAAATACATTTCAGGAATTTTATAGTAAACCTGAGTTTGCACATTTTAATCCTGCAATAAATCCAATGGTTAGAAACTCTCAAGTATTAAAAAAATTATTTGGAGAAGATTTAACTGGTAGAATAGATACCTTAAACTTAAGTAATTACTCTGGTATACAGTTAGATAAAGATGGTGTGAATATAAACTCAGTTTCTATTACAGAAACAGATACAGCTACAAAATTTTACATTGATTTATATTCTTATATCAATAATGGTTATGTGGAACTACCAAGACATGCTGATAAGAAAATGGCATTAGCATATCATACTTCTAAAAATCCACATTTTATTACACCTACTTCATATTATCAAAGTCCTGAGTTATCAGATGACAAGTTTTTTAAAATCATGTTTGGTTATTTAAAAGCAGAGCATGAAAGAGTTCAGGATATTAGAAACAATACTATTAGTGATTTAGATTATTTTCCAGAGTTTAAAAATCAAGGAAAAGAGTTCTTGATATTCCATGACATCTTAACTCCTGAATTAAAAAATAAACTATATGATACTTCTATAGAAGAATTAGCTGCCTTAAATTCTGATACTCAATTACATAAAGAAATTAAAGATAGAATAGTAGCATACTTATCAAATCTAACTTCTAAAAATAAAGTTGTATTTGATGAAATGAATTATTTAGATGCTGACTCAATTAAAAAATTAATTAAACCAGGGTTTGTTAATCAAGGATTGAGTAATGACGAAAAAGCAAATAGACTAGTTAGAGCTTATAGTGCTAACTCATTCATATCATTTGTAGAATCTACCATATTATTCTATGGTGACATAGCTGCATATAACTTATTAAAAGAAGAATTTCATAAACGTAATGCTTCTGCAGGTTCTACAGGTAGAACATTTATTAGTGATCCTGAATTTCTATATGCATATAAAAAACATTTTGGTAATAAGTATGCTAACAAACAAGGATATAAATCTTATGGTGTTGCAGATAATGGTGTTTTAAGAACAGCTGTATTTGATGATATACAAGTGCAAAATGATGATTTAATAAAAGAATATAAAATACTATTTGAAAAACAATATACTAAAGATTATACAGCATTTGGATTAACTGGTAAAGCTTTAACAGATAAAGTAGAAGCAGAAGTAAAAAAATCAATTGCTAAATATTTTGAAAAAGAAATTAAAGAAGGTGATGGTCAAGGTTGGTTAACTTTTGATGCTTATAGAATGCTGGCAAAGCTTTCTAATGAGTGGTCTCCAGCTCAAGAGGAACTATACAATAAAATTGTAGAAGGTAAAGATATAGGTATAAATGAGATAGTTAAAAACTTTCCTCCTAGGAAATATCAATACTATGGTCCAATTGTAACAGAAAAGTATCATTTAAATGCTCTTCATAAGTTTTCATTAATGCCACTTATACCTAGTGTTATTAAGGATACAAATCTTGCACAGATACATGAAAGAATGATGAACAGTAATGTTCAATATGCTACATTTAAATCTGGTTCCAAAACTGCTACAAGAACATATGAAAATGGAAAATCTGATCAATTTTATACAGATTTATCAGTTAGAAAAGCAATGCCTAAAGATGCTGCATTATTAATTAATGAGATCAATATTAAATATTTACGTAATCAAGTATCTATTAATGATGAATTCAAAGAAGAAGTAGTATTCTCTACTCAAATGAGAAAATTAATCATTAATGAGTTATTTGAAAAAGGTATTCCATTAAATGCTAATGTAGAAGAACTAGTAAAATCTTACTTAAGAAATATTGAAAGATATATTGAATTTAATAAACAAGAGTTAAGAGATGAAATAGAACTTAAAAGTGATGGTAAGTTTAATGCAGAATCTTTAGCTAAGATTATTAAAATTGAAATGTCTAGAAGAGATTTTCCTGAACACTTGCAAGATACTGTAACTAAAATTGAAAATGGAAATTTTGCTTATGACTTATCCTATGCATTAAATGCTGAAGACATTGAAAAGATTTTATTCTCAATTGTAAATAAAAGAATTGTAAGAAGAAAAGTAAATGGTGAACCATTAATTCAAGCTGCTGTATCTGGTTTTGAAAGTGAAAGACCTGACTTAACTAATGCTACTGAAGAAGACTTAGTTAAATATAGAGCTGATGAACTTAAATTCTATAGAGTAGATCCAGTAACTGGTAAAACATTACCAATGCAAGTTAAAATTGCATTACAAGGAAAGTTTAAAAAACTATTATATTTAGAACATAATGGTCAAGTAATTGGGACTAGAGATAATTTAAATAAAGCATTAAAAGATTCTGAATGGATGAAAGTACATGGTAAAATGGTTACCCTTGTGGGTGTACGTATTCCAGTTCAAGGATTTAATTCAATGGAAATGATGGAAGTTGCAGAATTCTTAGATGAATCTGCAGGTAACATTGTAGTTGCTCCAACACAGATTGTATCTAAATCAGGTGGTGACTTTGATATTGATAAGTTATCTATATTCTTTCCTAATATTGAAAAAGTTGGTAATAAAATATTCTTATCAAGATATGATAGATCAATCAAAGAATCAACAGGTGAATTAAAAGGTAAAATTTCTGATTTAAAGAAAAGAATAAAAGAAATTAAAGGTGATTCACAAAAAGAATTTGAAAATCTTAAGAAACAAAAACAATTTAGTAAACTTGAAAATACTGAAAAACAGTTAATTAATCAATTGTATGAAAACTACAATAGACTACTTGCAGAGAACAATAATTTAATAGAACTTTGGTCAAAAGAATCTGCTAATACTAGAAAAGGTAAAATTTTATCTAATGAAATTGATGAACTAAAAAATATTTCTATTTCATTTGAAGATAAATTCCAAGAGTTAACTTTAGCAGAAGCTGAATTAAAACAAAATTTAAAAGTATACTATGGTGCCTTTTATGAAGATAAGCAACAAAAATTCTGGGATACTCAAGATGTAAAATTACAAGTTGTATTTGATGAAATGAATATCATTAAGGAGAAATTAATTAATTCTTCTAATAGTGCATATGAAAATGATATTACTCAAGACATTATAAATATTCTTTCAGCTCCTGAAATTGCTGCAGCATTAGTTAGACCTAATGATACTGACTTAGTACAGCCATTATCTAAAGACATGCTTAAGTATTTTGCTAAGTCATATAATCCAAAAGAAAATTTTAATACAGATCCTTCAATAATGGAATTTGTTGATGATCTAGAAACTAATCCTGAAAAGAAAAATAAAATAAGACCTGTATCACCTACTAGAATATTTGAAACAAGATATAATATTTATAAACAATACTCTAACTCAGTTGGTAAAAGAGCTTTAGGTATAGGTGCCGTAGATAATGCTTATAATGCACTATTCAATCAAGTTGGTTTGTACCTAAATGATGAATATGAACATGTCAGAACTGATAAAAAAACAGGTAAGGATATAACTCAAATAAGAAAGAATAGATTACTATTAAGTCATAACAAAATGAATAATGGTAAAATATCTTTATCTAATATATTCAATACAGAAGGAACTAAAATATCTGATTTAATTAATCAGTTGATCAATGGTTGGGTAGATGTTGCTAAAGATCCTTGGATTGCTTATGTAATGGGTACTCCTGAAGCATCACCATCTTTATTATACTTAGTACAAGCTGGTGTACCATTTAAACAAGCTGTATACTTCCTAGCTAATCCATTAGTAAGACAATACTTTGATACTCTTAAGAAAATGGAAAGCCCATTAGCTGCTTTAAGTCAATCAATTGAGGAAAATGATTATGGTGATCCTATAATAAAATCTAAATTACCTGAAAATGAATTTAGACTTAAAGCTGAAATGTTAGGTTATGGTAAATCAGATTATCCAAATGGTCATCAGTTATATGATAGGATTCAAGACTATACAAAAGGATTTGAAAATATAACAGAAAAAGAACTATTTGATAGATTAGAGGCTAGTATACAACCAGGTTGGTCACGTAATGAAACAGACATGGCTGTATTAGCGCACTTCATAGAAATACTTGATGTAGCAAAAGGACTATTTAAAATTAAATCATCTCTAAACTTTGATACTAAGACATCTGCTACAATGTATGATGCTTATGCAAGAAGTCAAAAAAGAGATTTAATTGTTAGTGATAATGAAGATGAGGTAAATATTCTTAAGATATTTCCAAAGCATAAGTTAAAAGCATTATATGAAGATACTATTCTTCACAACTTTGATGTGAGTGACATGCAAATGGAAATGTTTAAAGATTTATATGGTGTTAGAAATAATCCTAATTTAAATAAATATTTATACGAATTCTATAAGAATAGTTTAATATTTGGAAGTAATATATTTGATAGAGTAAAACAAATTTTTGGTGGAAATGATAAAATGATTTCTGAATTCAAAAATGATTTTACTACAGCTATTACTTTATCTGCTCTAAGAGATATTGGTGTTACAGAAACTATGTACAAAGGATATGAAGTTGTACAAGTTAATAGTAAAGAATATGAAAAAGTTATAAATAAAAAAGTAAATAAATCTTTACCTACTGATAAATTATATTTTGCTAAAAATAATTATACTAAAGATACTCCAGAGAAATATCCAAAGTATGGTTTTATTTTTACTGAGAATGCAGAAAAACTAGGTACTAATTATAATGTATCAACAACTCAAGCAGTTATTAGAACTAATAAAAAAGGAGAAAGAAATCCTAATGCATTAGCTATTGTAACTAAGAAAATGCAGAAAGCTGGGGCTAACTTTACAAATTCTGAAGCAGATTTTAATCAGTTTAAAGAACTTAATACTAAGTTGATTAATGACATAGTTGATTCTAAGTTTGAAAGAATTATAGTTCCTACTGGTGGATTTGCAATGGAAAAAGCACAACTACCTACAAGGTTTGCAGAATGGTTACAGAATGAATTGCAAACTAAATTAGGTATTGCTACAGAATTAGTTGATAGAGGAACTGGAATGAGTGGCTTAACTAACTCTAAAAAATATGAAGAACCTACTACTCAACAATCTACCAATCCACTAGTAGAAGCAGGAATTAAACCTACTGATATGTATGGTAATGCTGCTAAAGATATCCAGATGGCATCTGAATCTACTCAGTTTATTGGATTTGGTACTATAATGAAAGAAGGTAATGTATCTTCTACAGATAAATATGCTAAAGCTTGGGGTAACAAAGCTAATACTGGAGAATATACTGCTAATGATATAATTATGGTATCTGGTAGTGGTAACTTTGGTAGAGGTGGTGTGGATAAAACAGAAGAAGCAGCAGCAATTAAAAAAACATTATCTGAAAAATATAAACCTTTATTATTAAAAGCTATAGAAGCTGGTGCCTCTTTTAGAATTGGTAACCAATATGCTAAAGGTAATTTATCTGATGAAACTGTTGCTAAATTTTTACAACAAAAAGGATATACTGAAGAAAAACTTAATGGATATTCTAGATGGAATGCTCCTGTTAAACCAAAGGGAGAAAAAGTTGCGGATGGTATATATGTAAATCAAGAAGGTTTATCACCACAAGAAGAACTTGAATTATTTGAACTTATTAGACCAGTACTAGAAGAACAAGCTGTTAAAAGTAATGCAGGTAAGAATGCTCCAAAAATGGCAGGTCTAGGTCTTAACTGGGATTATGTTAATGGAGTGACTAAAAGAAGAGATAATGGATTTGAAAAAATTGATATACAAGATCCTTTAAGAAAGAATAGTGCATATGGGTGGTTTACATCTTCATCTACTGGTGAGAAATTAGGTTCTATATCTAAAAGAATGGTAGAGTTAATGAGTAAAGCTACTGGTATAGATGTTACTGATTATGATGGTTCTATTATAAATATTTATAATTCAGATAGTTTTATTGGTAATCATCCTGATATTGATGAAAGTAAAACAGCAGAAAAATATCCTGTTGTTGTTGTTAATATAGGAGGTCCAGGAAATATTGTATTAGGTAGTGATAAGGTAAATTTAAAATCAGGAGCAGGTTATGTATTTGGTGTTGATGGTAAAAATAGAACCATATCTCATTCTACTTACGCATCACCTATTAAAGGTACATTACCAGCTATAACTACTGCTATGGATGGTGAAACATTAAAAGCTGGTTCTTATAGAGTTTCAATTACAATGAGAAGAGTCATGCCTTTAAAGAAAGGAATGCCTGAATCTCCAAAAGTTATTTCTAAAAAACCATCTACTAGTGCTAATGAATTTGATATAGCAGATAAATTAACACCTATAGAACAAAACTTTAAAGATGGTTCAGGTGGTAGACAAATGCAACCACAGTTTAAAGGTAAATCTACTATGGATCTTATTATGTCAGGAGATAGAACTAGAACTACTAGAGCTAAGACTGATGTTGGAAGAATGTTGAAAGACTATAACCTTTCTAAAATTGAAGATCTTGTTGGTAAAATTATACGCATGACAGATAATACAGGTAAACAAGTCTATACTAGAATTACTAAAGTTGCTCCATTTACACAAGAATATCAAGATTCTACATGGAAAAAAGAAGGCTGGGAAAAGTCTGTAACAGATAAACTTGTTGGACAGTATCCTTATGCTATAGAGTTTGAAGTAGTAAATAAACCTACTCAATCATCTACTAGTACTAATATTGGACCAGAAACTATAATTAATGTATATTCTAAAGATAAAAATGGATTTGAAGATTTGAGCAATTTTGCTGAAAGATCTGTTAAGCTTGGTAATGAAACTTTTAGAACTCCTGAAGGTGCTTATCAAGCTATGAAAATTTGGTTTACAAATGCTGCTTTATTACGTACACCTATTAGTAAAGAAAATCTTGAAATATTAGAAAAATTAAAAACAGCTTCAGGTCTAGAAGCAAAAGCTTTAGGAAATAATATTACAGATTTATCTAAAGACACCTGGGATAGAGATTCATCAGGTGTAATGAAAAATATTTTAACACTTTCATTTCAACAAAATTCTAAAGCTTTAGATAAACTTCTTTCTACTGGTAATGCTACTCTAACTCATACTCAAGATAAAACTAAGTGGAAAACTGAATTTCCTAAATTATTAATGGAAGTTAGAAATGAACTTAGAGGTGAACAACCTAAAGTTAATGAGCCAGTTGAAGTAGAACAAGTTCCCACTAAGGGAACTAATATACCAGGATATATTCCTACAGGAGTATTTATTCAAGATGATAAAATGTATGTTGATAAAGATACATTATATGAACAATTTGAAACTCAAGAATATTCTACCAATAATACACAAGCATATGGAACTATTATAACAACTCCTGAAGGTGGTAAATTCTATTTACAAAAAGTAAGTCCAAGGACTTTCAATGATAACTTTAGTGAGTATGTAAAGTTTGTAATGGAAAGAGAATATCAGAGAAGTGTATTAAAAGCTTCAGACATAACCAATTTTGATGAACTACTTAAAACAACTACTGCTAAATTAATAACTCCTAAAAAAGTACAAATTAATATTGCTGAATTACAAAATAAACTTAAAACAGATGTGGCATTTGTAGGTAATAAATATGGACTAGAAGATTTAGTAGACGTATATTCTGGTGAAGTGATTTATGATAATTTGAAGCCTGGCTTTAGAAAACCAGGAATTTATGAACAATATACAATAACTGAAGAAAGAGGGTCTGCTGTAAAATATAAAATAATTGAAAGTTATTTAACTAATAAAGCATTAAAGAATATTCTTAATTCTTATTCTTATATGCAGGATCCAGAGAATTCATATGCCAGACAATTATTAGATTTAGTAAAAAAATATAAGTTAGCAAAAGACTATAGTCTTCTTGATGCATTGACACTTAATAAGTCTAATGGTAATGACATCTTTAATTTAGTATTTAAAGAAGGTAAACCTGATTCTAATACTATAGATAACTATATTGATGAATTAATGAGACTATCTAATCCTGATGTTGAAAAACATCCAGATATACATATTAATAAAGAGATTTCTGAATTCTTTGATAAATTTCAATATTATGTATTGTTATCTAGTGGATTTAGTTCAGGTAACAAATATTCATTAAATTCTATTATATCTCAAGAAAAGATATTAAACTATACTAATTCAGATGCAATTAAAAAAGCAACTAATAGAATTTTAAATGATTCAGATTATTATGGTAAAGTTGAAAAAACTTTAAATATTTTTACTGATAAGTTTTTAAGACATAGGTTAGGTATTATTGTAAATCCAAGATCTAAAATAGTTACTAATATTGCAGGATTTTCAATTGATAATTCTAATAGAATTAAAAAGTATATATCTCAAGGTATATCTAAACCTGTAACAGAATATCCTAATGTAGATATTTTTGATGATACTCTGAAAAAAGTAAATGATTCATTATATTTAATTGATCTAGATTTAATAAGACAACAAGGAAATCAAGCTGCTTTATCTGGTGATAAAAAATATTTTACTAATGCAGTTTTAAAATTAGCTGAGACACATGATGATAAATTGTTTATTTTTACAGCAGCTGATCAAATTCCAGTAACTGTTAAAGCAAGTAATATATCAATCTTTAATACACCAGAACAAATTAGAAATGCTGAATTTGAAGGACCTATTATTTTATCAAGCAAAGGATTAAAAGGAAAAACTGATGTTGGAACTGCTATGTTATCTGAAGCACTATTTGAAAAATATAGAATTAAAAATCCTGGATTTCAAAAAGGAATTGCCAAACTTACTATTCGTGAAATGATGAATAGTGACTCTTTTATAACATCAATAGATGTAATTGATAGTATTAGATTAAAATCTCATGCTATATTAGACGAATTAAATAACTCTTGTAATATATAATTATGGCTTGCAAAATAATTAGAAATGAAGATGGTACTGTAGATAGAGTACTTGCTGATAATAATGAACGTTCAATTCTCTATAATCAAATTAGAGAAACAACAACTGAAGAACAAGCCTTATTAGATTATTCTGGAACGTTTACAGAAGAGTTTAAAAATGTAATTGAATCATTTAAAAACTCAGAAGATAGTACTAACATATATGATGAGAATGGAGAAGTCCAGTATTACATATATGATTATATTATGCATCCTGAAAAGTTCTTTGGTCAAAATAATGTAGTTAATACTAAATTTCAAAAAGATAGAAATAATAATTTAAGAATTGCTGGATTATCTTATTTAGTAGGCACTTTAGAAATGCTTTCTGTGAAATTTGGATTATCTTATGAAGTTATTTTTGATGAAAGTAATCCTAACAAAGGATATATAGATGTAATATCTTATGGTAAACCCACTATTATAATAAATGCTTCTAAAGCTTCACATGACACTCCTTTACATGAGTATGGTCATATTTTTATAAATCTTATTAAATTATCCAATAAAAACTTATATTCAAATTTAGTAAAAGAAATATTAAATACAGAAATAGGTAAAAAAGAATTATCCGATGTTAAAAATTATTATTCAAATTATACTTTAGAAGAACAAATTGAAGAAACAATAGTTGAACTATTAGGCAGATATGCTAGAAATGAGTTTGATCCTGAATCAGGTATACATAAAACAATTAAAAAAATATGGAATACTATATTAGAATTTTTATCTAAGACATTCAATGTTGAAATTAAAGATATTTCTCCAAACATGTCAATTGAACAACTTTCTAAACTTTTAAGTAATCCTAATGTAAACTTTAATCAAAAATCTTTCATAGAACAAAATTTAGAAACTATTAAGAATACTAACATTAAAAATAAAGAAAGATTAGAAAATGAATATACCGATTTTAAAAAGATTAATAATCCATCATTAATAAGAGAAAATGGTTATACGTTAATTATAAACAAAAATGAGTTTGATATATTTAAAAAGGAAATAGAAACTACCATCAATAGTATAAAAGAATATAGTAAAAGTCAACTATTAATAGATATTAATAATATTAAATCTGAAATTACAACTTTTCAAGAAAGAAACAATTTTGATTACAGTAGATATCCTATGTTTACTAAAATTTTAAAATTTTTTCATCCAACTCCAAACACTGCATTATATGTATTAGATAGAGAAATACAAAATGGAAATTTAGATAATGAAATTAAAGATAATTTAAAATTTTTAGATAAATCACTAACTGAAATAACACAAGATGTATTATCTGGATATATGATAAGTGATCAATTAGGAATAAAAATTCCAGATTTTTATAAAATGTCATCTTATACATTTAGCAGTTTTAATTCTGTTGAAGAAATTGAAAATAGTTTTATAGATAAACTTTCTGAATTGAATAAAATAATTCAAAATCCTGAAAAATCTGACTCTTATTATGATCGTAGTTTTAAATTTTCAACAGAAACTGATACATATAAAGTATATGGAAAATTTAAAGATGGAAATATAAGTATTAGTTTTAGTTCTGATAAGTATGGAATGAAAGATGTGAATAATAGTCTTTTTTTCAAAATTCTTCCTAAAGTTATAGATTCAATTTCTTATATGTTTTCAGATTTAGAATATAACACTATATCATTTACTCCCGTTTCTGGAGAATCATCTAAAGGTAGAGATTTAAGGCTTAAAGGATATAATATTTTTGCTAAAAGACTTTTTGGACAATTTAGTTTAGTAGCAGAAAATGATAATACTACTATTATTCCTATTCCTGAAATGTTTAAAAATCAAATACATATAAAAGAAAATATGTATCAGAAAGACAGGACTGATATACCTGTTATACAATCAGCCCAGTTTAATCAAATACAAAATGATACTAATGAAAATATTGCAGTTGAAGTATTAAATAAAATTGCAAATAGAATATCTAAAAATCTAAATGGGGTGCCTTATAATAGTATTGAAGAAGCTGATGCTGTATCTTTGTTAGCTTCTACTAAAGAGAAATATACTGGTCAACCAGCATTCTTTTATAATGGTCAAGTATACTTTATAAAAGATAAATTAAACTTAGAAAACTTATTCCATGAATTTAGTCACCCTTTCATTAAGGCTATTAAGAAAACAAACCCTGGTCTTTTTAATAAATTATATGACAATCTTATTCAAACAGAAGAAGGTCAAAAACTTAAAGATCTAGTTAAAGAATATTATAACCATGATGAAAATTCTGAAGAGTTTAAAGAAGAAATGCTAGTAAGAGCATTAACTACTAGAGCTAGAAATAATGAATTAAAAGTTCAAGAGAGTTCTGGTTTTGATAAGTTAATGAATCAATTGTGGTATGCTGTTAAACAAATAATACGTAAGATATTTGGTAAGGTTAAAATAGACAAGTTAAATGAGAATACAACTCTAGATGAACTTGTAAAAATGCTTAATAATGAATCTTTTGAAATTAGTGCAAAAGATATTACAGATTCAGAAAGAGCAGATTTTAATAATCTAAAAAAAGAGTCAGTTAAAGAACTAATATCTAAAGCTAATGCTACATTAGTTCAAAGTAATATTGACAAATTATTTAAATTAATAAGGTCTGGTCAACAAGTTTTAGAACAAGGTGAAACAAACTATCCTGGCTTAGAAGAAAGTATTTCAAAAGAAAAATTAGATAGTCCTTTTCAAGAAGAATACAATGCAATATCTAGATATCAAACATATACTAAAACTAATGAAGAACCTTTAGATTTAGTAAACTATAGAGAAAAACAAATTGAAGGTTTAGTTTTATCTATAGAAGCTTATAATGACTCTATTGAAAAAATAATTCTTGAAATTAATAGATTAAAATCAGATCCCAATTCAATTGTAACTATTTCTAAAAATATGTATTTCTTGAAAATACTTAAACAAACTTTACAAACGTTTGTGGAATTAAGACAAGAAATGACAGATGCAGGAGTTAATGTAGCTAGTCCCATATTTCAATTACTAACTAAAGCAACTATTAATGCTGAATCTGGTATTAGAATAATATATGAAGAAAATAAGAAAGCATTACCTTTAGTATTAGCACCACATTTAAAAGGAATCAATGAAGTACTTATTAAAGAATTTAATAAAGTAATTGAGGAAATGGTTGCTAGAGGTTCATCTCGTGAAGCAATTGCTGCTAAGGAAAGAGAAAGAGATAGTTATCTTAGAGATGAGAATACATTAGCTAAAGTAATGGTTGGTGAAACACCAGAGCCAGCAGGATTAGGTTTAAGTACTTTAGTTGAAAGTGCTGTATCTAGTCCAGATGAATTAATATCAAGTTTTGCGTTATATGTTAAGGAAGCTTTAATTGATGTAGAACTTAATGCTACTGCAAACTTTAATGATTTCTTAGCTGATACTAGAAAACTTTTAAAAGACGCAGGATTAGATGATTTTAAATTAGTATCCAAACTTGGTAAGATTATTACTTTTAAAGAAGAACTAGGATATACTGACCCTAAAACAGGAGAATTCAAAACTCATGAAGTTCATACATTTTTAAATAAATTTAAAGGATATGAATTAGTATTATCTAAATTTAAATATGATATAAATAAAGCATTAGAGAATGGTGATTCAGAATTAGCGGCATCTCTTGAAATGGACCGTGAGGAATGGAAAAGAACATATATGCATGATAAATGGAAACCTGAAGTTTATAAAATATATGATGTCTTCAAAAAAACTTATGTTAACTCTGCAGGAGTTACTGTTGAAATTGGCAAAATGGCCAAAGAAAGATATAATAAAATAATGGATAATATCAATAATGGTATTAAACTCATTGATGATGAATTAGAGAGAGTTGAAATTCAGAATAGAATGAAAATTGATACTCTATGGGTAGATTATAAAAAATTATTTAGTAAATATGATGATGATGGTCTTCTCAAAACAGGAGATGAAATGGCTATTACAGAAACATTACTAGAATATAGAGCTCAAAGAAAGGAATATTTTGAATGGGAGTCAGATGAAAGTCCTGATAGTATGCCTATTCTTAGATTTAAGAAAGCTAGAAGTTTATTTATAGATCAACTATTAACTAAGTTTGAGAGATCTGATCTAGAATTTGCTCAGAAGTTACAAGAGTGGGATGATATGAATACTAGAAAGGTTATTGATAAACAATTCTATGTAGATAAAGCCTTAATACTTGAAAAAATAAATGAAATATATAATAGTTTATCAGGTTCTTTTGCAGAAGATTCTAAAATTGTAAAAGAAACTAAAGAGTATTGGGATTTAATTATTAATCAACTGTATGCTTACAGAGATGAGGAAAATCATCCTAATGGACTTTTAGTTTCTAAAGAAAAAATAGCTGAGATTAAAAAAGCTCAAGAAAAAATCCAGGAACTACAAGACATGATTAAAAATGGAAATGGTTTATCTAGAGCAGAAACAAGAGAATATAGAAGATTAGATGAATTAGTAAAACGTGGAATTGAGTTATCTGCAAAAGACTATTCTGACTATGAAAATTTAGAAATTAGATCTAATTTTTCTTCAATACCAAAAGGAGTTAAAAGTGATTTAAAGAAATTATATGCTGATCTTGAAAATTTACAAAGTAAAAAAGCTACTGATTATTATTTAGAAGTTTATAATTATCAGATTGACTTACATAATCGTAGACAAGAAGCAAAAGGATTACCTGTTACAGTGAAACATTTTGATAGATTTGCTATTGATTATGATGCATTAGATAGAGGGTTTGTAGAGAGTGTATTTAAAAAAGATCCAGAGTTTAAAAAATGGTTCATGGCTAATCACGTTGAAGTAGAAAGATGGGATGATGAACTTCAAATGAGAGTAATAAGATTTGAAAGATTATTCTTATGGAATCAAATTGAACCTAGAGACTCTAAATATAAAAAAAGAGTTCAATGGAGAGATGAAACAGGTAGAGATATATTTGTATGGGGATTACCTTCTTTATCATATTACAAACAAAATATTAAACCAGAATATGCTACTGAAGAAATTGTAGGAGAAACTGTAGATAATAGAGGTAACTATTTGCCAAGAGAAAATGTAGTTAATAGTCCTTATATTAATCAAGCATATTTTGATTTAAAAAGAGATAATATAGGTGCATTTAACTTACTTGAAAAAATTAAAGAGTATCATATTAAGTTTCAAGAAAAAGCTGATAAATCTGATAGATTATGGATGCAAGTTCCTAGATATGAAAAGACTAGTAAAGAACTTACAGAAACTAATAAGTTTTTTTCTGATAAAACTTCAACTGCTAAAGCTGCACTTAAGAATTTTTTAAATAAATTTAAAGTAAATGCTGAAGATACTGATGAAGGTTTAGGTGTTGAAGATAAATTTAAACTTACAAGATTAGACTTCTTTAATGATGATGAACAAAAAATTCATATATCAGGTAAACCATTAATAGATGAAGATCAAGTATCATTAGATGTAATTACATCTGTGCTTAGACATATGCATTCAGTTGAGAGAGCTCATAAATTAGCTGAGATTGAACCAATTGCAAAAGCATTAATGGAATTAATGAATGATCCTAAAAATCAACCTAAAGATATTACTAAAGCTAGTATGTATCATTGGATTACTCAAAAGATACCAATATTTGCTAATAAAAAAGGTGAGAATATTAGAGCTAAGGCAATTAAAGGATTAATAGACAGAACTTTCTATAATGTTCAGCAAACAGGATTTGGTTCTGATGCTATAGTTCTACAGAAATTATCTAAAGTAATGATGAAAGCTGCATCTTTTGGATTCTTTGCCTTAGATATACCTTCAGCTGTTAAAAATAGATTTGGTCAACAGTTACAACAAGCTATTGAATTAGCTGCTGGAACAAGTTATGATGGAAAGAGTTTCCTAAAAGGGAAAATTATTGCATCTAAAGCTATGTTAGAAATATCTGGATCTATTTATAGCAAAGGTAAACTTCCATACTATGCTCAATTAGTAAATGCTTTTGATCCATCGCAAGGTATGGCTATGGATAAACTACCACTGTATATTACAAGAACAATTTATAAGGATGTTGCTTCTCCAGGAAACATTTTAATGTCACCTAGAAAATTCTTAGAAATTGAAGGAACATTAGAGTTTTTCTTTGGTGTAATGGAATTTACTAAAGTAGATCAGACTATCAATGGTGTTACTACACAAATTCCATATCATGAAGCTTTTGAGTTAGTTAATGATAGACTAAAATTAAGAGAAGGTATTGATGAGAAATGGGATTTAGGAGGAAGTGAATTCAAAAGAAAAAGAATATTCATACAGGAAAAGCAAAATATTCTAAATGGAGTCTATTCTAAATTTGATCAACCAGAAGGTAATAGATATTTGTTCTATAGAATGTTTATGTTCTTAAGAAAATTCTTCATTACAGGTATGGTAAATAGATTTGGTTTTTCAGGATCCTTATTTGCTCCTAGATTTAGAAGAAATAATGCATCTCAAACTTTAGAAATGGGATACTGGATACAAAGTGCTAGAGCATTAGCAAAACTATTAGTTACTACAGGTAAACACTGGCACTTTATGAGACCATCTGAGAAAGGTGCTGTATATAAAGCTTTAACTGAAATGGCATTGTTAACTATATTGTCTGCTTTAATTCCAATGTTATTTGGTTGGGATGGAGATGATGATGATAAATATGAGAAACTAAGGAAGAGACAAGGTGGACCATTAGGTTCAGATGATTTTGAAATGGGTGGATGGTTAGCTAATCATTTATTATATCAAACAATGAGTGTTGCTTCTGAGAATATGCAGTATTATAAAGTAGGATTCTATTCTGATATGCTTAGTAACTTTAACTTAGCAAACGGACCATCATTACAAACTTATGGTAAAATATTAGGTGATATTATTAATATGGTAACAGATGATGATGCAGCATATTATAAAAAAGATGTTGGTCCATATTCTTGGCAAAAAGCAGAATCAGCTAAAATTCTTAATCACGTAGCTAAAATGTTCTCATTAACTGGTAAGACATTAGATCCATCAAAAGCAATTCAAGATTTTAAATCAGCAGAAAATATATATAAATAATTAATTATGAAAAAGGGAACAGCAGTAAGTAAATCTATTAAATCAAAAGTTAAAAGAAAGGGAGTTCATAGTAAAAACAAGAACTCCCGTTCTAAAAACTCTAAGAATTATGCAAAAAAATATAAAGGTCAAGGTTGAATTATAGGTTCTAAATCTAGTAATTTTCTAGAGTTTTCATCATGAGGTTGGAATACTGTAGTATGATATCTTTTAATAGCATGCATAGTATAAATGACAAAAAATTCACTTATAGATTTTTCCTCTTTATTTATAACCCTATTAGTGTAATATAATGCTCTTAGATGAGATAATATTTCTTTATCATCATATCCACTAGCTTTTGACATCATCACTGCTAAGTTAAAATCATCTATTAGTGGTGACATAAACATATCATTAATTGTCACTAAAGATTTAAGGTTTTCATTTTTTTTCATAAAAAAAGGGGAGTGTTTAGCTCCCCGTTGGTTTAATCAAAACTAATGTTATTTTCATTCATGATATCACGTAACTTATCTCTAACTTTGACATAAGTATCATAAGCATCTTCACTAAGTGCATCATTATATTTGATTTCAGATCTTAAGTGTTGATCTAAATCCCATAATGCTAAGTAATAGGAATTTGCTTTTGTTGACATTGTAAACTCTGCATTGTCATCAGGCAAGTTAAATTCAAGAATTGCTTTCATCTTCAAAGAATTGTTTTAAGTTAGGTCTTTCATAAGTTTCAGGCTTTAATATTTTACCATCTTCTCTCCTTCTTACTTTACCATCAGGTTCAAGTTTGGTCATGTTACTTCTATGTATTTCATTAAATACATCTACAATAACATCTTGCATACCGTGAGCTATTATAGTACCCAAAAGGATATATAGCTTATCACCTAATGCATCAGCAATTTCAACTAAGTCTTTTTTAGTTGCTCCAACATGATACTCTTGATTCTCTTCAAACATTAAAGAGAATCTAAGATCAACTTCTTTATTTTCTAAATTAGTTGGTTCTGTATTATATGGAATATCAAAAGCTTCATTGAATTCAATTAGTTTATTAATAAGATCCTGTATCATAAATTAGATTATTGTTATTATTTGTTTCTTTTAATCTTTCAAGCAACATTGCTCTAAGTAATAAGAGATAATTAATATTATCTCCTATCTTTTCATCTACATATTCTTGAGTATAATGTCCACGTACTTCTCCACCTATTTCTAGATCTGTGACAATATCTCTAATACTAATTATATGTTTTACCATATAGTGCCATAGTACTCCTTCTCTTGTATCACACATTGATACTCCTATACCATTTTCAAAATTAGCAAAAGCATTATACTCCTTAGAATATTCTTTTCCTTTTTGCTTAAGGGTTTCCATTAAGTGCATTAAAGCATCTTCACTTGATTTTATAAATTCATCTCTTTTCATTAGAATAAAGCTAATTGTTGTTGTTTATAAGTAGGAATTATTTTTGTTATTTCTTCTTCAACTTTACCTAAATAATACAGTTTATCAATATCATATTCACTAAAGTCTTTGTTAATATCAATCTTATTAAGAAGTGTTTGTTTATTTTCTCCTGCAATAACATTGATGACTCTTTTGTCAATTATATTGTATTTGTAATATTTTTTACCTTTTTTACTTACTAGTAGTCTTAGAACTTTTTGTTGAGGTACACCTTCATTATCTTGAAAAACCCAATCAGAACCTTTAATTTTGGTACCAATACAGAAATCAAAAATATCTTTGTTATTATCTATATACTCATCTGGTTTTATATCCTTGATGAAATAGTTATAAATAGCTTTTGGTATAACTAATGCACTATGATTCTTATGTAGAGGAAGATTAAAGAAATCAAGTCTACCTTTACACTTTGTTGCATTATAAAAATATTTATCATCCTTTATAGTAAACTTATAATGAGGATATTCTATCATTATTTTGTCATAGTCTTCCTTTGATACTTCTTTGTCTTTTAATACAGCAATATAGTTATTTACATCAGCAATAATCATTTCTTTATATTGATCATGTTCTAACTTCAACTTTGTTATTTTTTCCCATTGAGCACAAATTTCAAGATATTTATCTATATACTTTACAGGAATCATTGTTTCTAAACCATCTGTATTTTGCATGATTGGAAAGCAATGTGGTATTCCCTGGGTTAACATCTCATATAACATGCATAGACTAAGTTGCCCATTCATAGTTATTCTCATTGTAAACTCTGGATCATATAGAAAACAATCTTTATCATTACTTAAACCATAAGTTGAATTAAGAATAATTTTATATACATAGTTCTTTGGATCTTTTTTAGATAGTTTTCTACGTTCATCAAAGAACCATTCATATTGCTCACAGAATTCAGCTTTAGGTAAATGAGCAGGAGCCCATTGATTTTGGATAGCTAGATTTGGATAAAATGATGTAACATCACTAGTCATAATAACCATTTGTTCATTTGATCTATAAATACCTTTTTCTATGGCACCATGTAAACCACCTAAACCAAATACGGTCTTTACTCCTTTGTAATTTAAAGTATATTTAAATGCATCTTTAGTTTGTAACGGATCTATTTCTACTTCTTTGAAAGCTTCATGTAGTTCTTGAAATTCTTTAGTTTCAAATTTAATATAGTCAAGAAGAATATCCTTAACTACAATCTTTTCTCTGAATGTTCTTTGTTTTTTTAACTCTGATTTACTTATTCCTGTTTTCTTTGATAAGAAATATAAGAATAATTCCTTTGACATTTTTGGTTCAGAAGCACTGAATAGGTTTATACCATATTCATTAGTAAGAGTCTTCCTTAAATCTATTTGATCTTTACTTTGATGTAGTATCCATTTAGTTGCTTTGACATCATTTAAACAATAATCAATGATCATATCTATTTGATCAGATTCAATCCAAGCAGCGTGATGTAATGGCATATCTACTATGTTATGCCATTTAGAAGTAAACTCAATCCATTTCAATGAAGATGCTTTAGCTGGGTTATCCCAATGATTAAGTTTAAATACATCTATTTGTCTTATAGATAAATCCTTCTCACTAAAATCAGCAAATCCTTCATCATTTTTCTTCTCAATAATATATTGAGCATATTCATATAGCCAATTTGCTATTGATTCACCATTTTCTTCATCATACAAAACTTCTTGATTATGAAGCAAGTACTGAGTAATCTGAGAGTCAAAAGCTAAACCATTATATGAGATATGCCATTCATTATTTGAAGCATTTTGATTTAAGAAATTAAGTAGTTCTTTAATTTGATTTTTACTTTTATGAACTACAAATACCTTAGTTTCTTCTGTCTTATAATGTTCAAAGCATCCTATGAAGCAATTAATTATCGTCTCATAATCCATTACATAATGATTCATCATATACAATTTTAAAAAACAAAAAAAGGGGAATTACCCCCTTTCCTTGTTAATAGTAATAAAATTAAGCTAGAACGGCTTGAGTCTCAAAATACTTATTAGAATTAAAAGTATCATAGTTAATACTAAACATTTCTAAAAAACTTTTAATCTCAGCTTTGTCTGTAATATAATATTCGTGAAATGTTTGAATAGTTTTTCTTTCCTCACGGTAAGGTTTACCATTCATTCTAGGTTTACCTTTACCAACTGGTACTGGATCACCATTTTCATCTACACGTGGAATCATGTGAAATGATTCTTTAGATTCTTTTAGAAACAGAACTAATACTTTAGTTTCTGTATCAAAGATTCCTTCTACATATGGGCAATCTCCTGTTATAGGTATCATCCTAAAGGCTTCACGCCCTTCCCATTCGGATGAAATCATTAGCATATTCTTCATTATTTTGGTTTTTACAAAGATACATAAGTTATTTTGTTAAATCCAATTCTAGAAGTTCTAATTTAAGATCTTCTTTTTCAAAATCAGGTTTTTCACAAAGTTCTCCAACTTCAACTAAAGCTGCTTTCACAGTTTTAAAATCATCAGATGATAATATTTCAGCATATTTGTCTATATACTTATCAGGATACAGATAACTATCTATATACTCCTGGTGTGTTTTAGACTGCTTAAAGAAACTTAAAACATTTTGTTTATAGTCTTCATTAAATTTTGAATATTTACCTTCAACAAAGGCAGAAAATTCATACTTATATAAACTAAGATCAAAGATATAAACTGCTTTTTCTTCTCCTACATATTGAAAATCATCAAATTTAGGATTAGCAAATAGTTTTATCTTCTCAAATGTTTTAAATTCTTGATCTTGCCTAATATGATATAGGCAAATCAATTTATTATCATCTACACTATAATGATCTTTCCAAGAAATATAAGTTTCTATTGGAGTAACACTACTACCACGCTTTATGTCTAAAGCTGGATATAAGAAAATTCTTGATTTTTGTATGTATTCAATATACAACTGTTTAATCATAAGATTAATATTTTACAAAGTTACATTCCCCATAGCGAATCTATAGGGTAAAGTGAAATCACCACTATTAAGGTGGTATTTTGCTTCTTCAACTCTTTGTATAAACTTAGATGTCCATAACTCCATTGTTTCATTTGACACTGGAAAGCAATATACTTGCTCATAAGTATCATAAACTATGAAATTAAATTCAATGGTCCAAAGTTCTTGGTCTTTGAATCTAGATAATATTTGGTTTTTAACTAATTTGTAATATATAGCAGCTTGGAGCCAATAGTTATAATACTGAACTGTTTCTTCAAAATCTACTATAGATTTACCTGTGGTTTTTAAATCATTAATTCTTACAACTTTGTTTTGATAATCTATAACTAAATTATCTAATACACCTTTGAATCCAAAATCTTGTTCTTTATCAAAATACTTAAGCTCAATCTCATTAAAGCATTCTAATAGTTCCCAGGAACTTTGTGTAACTAATTTGCTTGATACTACTTTGTCTTCTTTAATTCTCTCAACACCTTTAACACACTTGTTATAAGTTTCTTGAGATACTAAAATCTTTGAATCTTTAATCTTTAGGAATTCAAAATAACTTTGATTTTCACTTGTATTTATTTTATCTAGTCTTTGTTGATCTGTCTTTAATGTTTGATATAAATTAATTTGTTTTAAATAAAAGAGTATGCTATCACTAAAATCACTTAGTTGTGAATTAAGACTAACATCTTCTTCTTTGTAAATAGAATCAATTAATTCTTTAATATTTGGATTAGGAATCTTTGAGGGAGTGATGATAAAATTATCATCAAACTTATCTTTTTCTAATAGTAAAGCATGAATTAACTTACCTTCAATCAAAAAACTTTCTGGTTTTTCTTCTCTTTGGTTTAAGATGTAATGAGCATAAAATACTCTTGGTGAAAAACTTAGCTTATTCAGACTTGAATAACTGAAGAAAAAAGGAGTCTTTACAAACTCCTTCTCTTCTACGCTTCTTGGTTCAAACATTCTTCTTCTATTTCATTGTTTAATTCATCAGGTTCTATATCAATTTCAGCAACTATATTGAAATTAAAAGCCTTAAAATCAATATTCTTAAATCTCCAATCACCTAGGTAACTTATAATTTCATCACGATATAGTTCATTCATTATATCATAGTTGTATTGTGTAAATACATTTTTAGATTTTAAGAAATCAATTATAAGATCTAAAGTTATTTTACTATACTTATTTACACCATAATACTCAATCATTGACTTGAAATTAACATGATTCCTAGATTTAGCATAAGCCATACGTGAACCATAATACTCTCTAAGTAATAGAAAGTTATATAAAGCAGATTTATCTAAATCTGAATTAGCCATAATTTCCATAGCTACAGTCCAATCAGATTCTTGATTACTTTGAAGTAATTTTTCAATACTTTCATACATCTCCTTATTAATAACATTATCACTATTGATTTTAGATAATATTAGTTCTTGATTAATAAGTTTAATGTTTGGATTAAATACTAATTCAAAAGTTTTTCTATCATCAATATGTATAATTCTTTGAGAACCTGACAACTCTTTCTTAAAGTCTGCTCCATGAGATAAAAAACCAATGTTTTGAAGCATTAATATACATTTCTCTAATAAACATCTAGTTGGATAACTTATCAGTATTTTATCTTTGTATTCAGCATCTGCTAATTTTTGCTTAATTAATAATACATCAGAAGCTGTAAACATTTTACTATTGTCAAGTATATTCATTAACAACTCATTAGTAACTGTATAATTCCAATTATATGATATTAAATTATCTATAGACTTTTTTGAAAATACAACATAATTAGCTTTATTTGGATCTCTAATTACTTTCATATTGTTAGTTTCACAATATGTTTTAAATTTACCTCTTGGTACTGAACAGTTTGGAGTAAAATAAAATTTATCTTTTTCTACAAAACTAACATCTACCTTTCTTTTTTCTATTTCCTTAAAGAAATAATCTGAATAATTACTTATATGATCAGGTAACTTTGTTACATTTTGTAACTCAACAGTTCTAATATATGGTTCCATTATACCAGTACCTCTACCATTATCATTCATATCTAAATAAACAACACTTTTTACCATTTTTAATAAAGTTATGGGGGGATAAATCCCCCCTGTTAAATACTTATTTTACTGACATTTGAATTACTTTAGGATCCATCATAAGTTTACTAAACTTAGATTTATTCCCATTAAGTATAGTTCTAATTACATAGTAATTTAGATCTGTACCAAAGATTTCATCTGTAACTAACATTGATATTCTACTAATCATAGGATCAGGAATACTATTAGTAGTTGCATAATTCAAACTAAAATTTACAAGTCTTGTTGCTAGAGTACTAGCAATATCTGCTCTATAGCTATTGTTTTCTCCAATTACACCATTAAGTACACCTTTTACATACTTCTCATCTTTTGTAAGCATGTCTTGTGGTGTTATCAATTTATCTAGTTTATTATTAATAAACAAAGTAAACAAACTTGCGAACTCACTTCCAACACTACCCTCACCAATATTTTGAATAAGATTTAGTTTATCTTCAAATACTGGAATAGAACTAATAGCATTAAAGAATGTTGTAATACTTCTAGCATTAGTTTGTGTTGTTACTAGCTCAGGATGCATCAATAAGAAATTAATACATCTAGTATCTAGTTTGTTTGCTTCTGCCCAACGTGCCCATACTTTAATATCAAACTTAAGATTAGCTGTGATATATCTAGTTCTTTGTGCATTATCTGTTGAGTTTACTAAATAATCTCCATTGTCTGGATTACTAGTTAAGATAATATGCCAATCTTGTGGTAATTTCCAAGAGATATATTGTTGTCTATCAATCAATTCCATAACTGCTTGAATAAACCTTACATCTGCACGGTTCCAGTCATCAAGAATTAATATACCACCTTCTGTTTTATCTGCAATCCATTCTGGTGGACAGTAAGACATTCTCTTTAGTCCTGTAAACTGATAACCTCTACGTGTATAATCTTCTACAGCATGCTCATCAGCCCACATACATTCACCATCTTTACAAACTTCAAATTGTCTAATAGGAAAACCTACTAAGTCACCTAATTCTTCTATCTGTGCTAAGTTAATCTTTACACAATTAAAACTTAGTTCATCTGCAATCTGTAGAATAGCTGATGTTTTACCAATACCAGAATCACCCATTACTTCTACAGCAACAGAAGGTTTACCTTGTGCTTGTAAATATCTATTATTCTCTACAATATGTTTTACAAAGTCTTTAACTTCGTCAATATTTAAGTTTACTTCTTTAGCCATTTTAATTTAGTTTTATAGTATTACCTGGTAAGTTTTCACTGTCTTTTGATTGGGAAGACAATACCCATAAACATCTACCTCTTGGTACTAATTGAGTACTACATTCACCATCAGTAAAATAGATTAGTGAACAATATTTTTTATTATGATTATACATATCAATTACTGGGTCAAATGAGGTACCACCTCTACCATGTAATTTTATTTCCTTTCTAGGATTATAAGCTTCAATTGAACTAATAGCAGTATCACATTGTACTAATGTTATTTCTGTACCAGTCTTATGAATGTGTGTTATTTCCTGAAAGAATTCTATAAGTTCATTTTGTGAAACTGAACCAGATGTATCTACAGCAACAAGAATATGTTTTTTAGGCTTAATTTTTAAACCAGGACTATCTTCATATCTCTTATTATATTTTCTTCTTAGTTTCTTAGTATAAGTTTTAGTGGAACCTCCAGCAAATCTTCTAAGATAACCTTTCCAATCAAACTTAGGTTCTTCTTTTGCATTTATTAAATCTAACAAAGTAGATATCTCACCAGGAAGATTACCTTTTGCTTTTTTAATTTGTTCAGCAACCTCATTCATTAAATGATTAGTTTGCTTTTCAATTAACTTTTTAGTTGACTCATCTAACTCATCAAACTCATTCCATGTAGCATGGTTAGTAGGATGACCTGGATCCATACCCATTTCATCTAATAAATCACTTAACTCTTTTGATTTATTATTTTGAGCAGCATTAAGAAGAATGGTATAATAAGTCTTGGTACCTTCTTTAATTCCTAATTTTAAATCAGGAAAACTAGATGGTAATAATGCACCTTCTGGTAATTGATGTGAATCTATATATTGATTAATTTCAATATCTGCAGCAATATTAAATATTTTATGATCATTTAAAATATCTCTAAGAGACAAATGATGAAAACAGATATGTAATAACTCATGCTTTAATAATCCAATCTTATGATCTTCAGATAAACTATTCCAGAACTCTGGATTTATTGCTAACTGAAAGTTTATATTGTTTCTTGATACACCTGCAGTAGGTAAATCTTTTCTCCATACTTTGTTAAGCATAATGAGAAAAAGCCCGTAATAGGGCTCTTTTAACATTAATGACTTAGCAATTTTTTCTAAATTTTCATTGTTTGTCATGGGGTTTCTGTTTATAAAATCTACCTAGTATATTACCATTTAACCATTCATTTGATTCAAGTACCTCATTTACAAATTGGTACTTAGTTTCATAGTAAGATAATTCAGTTTTAGAATAACATATCCTAAGTATTTCTCGCTTTATTGGGCAACCTTCTTTATGTAAATTCTTCAATAAAAAGTTACTACTATAGTAATTTTCATAAGTCATCTTTCTAACTCTAGTGTAAGTTTTCTTACGTTTATCTTTAGGAAGATTTTTCTTAAGAATTTTTGCTTTAGCATCAGTAAAAAAATTCTTTCTACCAATATAACTAACTACTTTACCTTCATATGTTGTATCCATTCTATATATGAACCCAATTGCATCATCAGGTATCATTTCATCAGTAAATTTAACTCCTTTGTATATCCAACTCATTTTACAATATTTTTTAATAGGTTATATATATTTGTTTTAACTATATCGGGCCCATAATCTTTTACAGAATCTGATATATCTTTTGATAAGTCTAAATTAGCATAAGGAAGATTGTATAAACTATTATATTTAAGCATAGCCCTTAATCCTGCATCATCATTATCAAGTATAGTTATTATTTTTTGGTACTTTGTTTTTAACAACTCTATTACATCTTGTTGAATAATTGTATTCTCACTTGCTGGTGCTATAAATTCTACTGATAAACCTAAACTATTAAGAGACATACCATCTTTTAATGATGATACTATAACCAAATACTTATGTTTAAATTCCAATTGATCATAACCTTGAATATGAGACTTAAATGATAGAAACTTATTGTCTTGATTATAAGGTTGATACATTTTATATATTTCACCATTACTATCAAAATAACCATATATCATTCTACCTCTTAAGTCTATTATCTTATCACCTTTTCTTAAGATGATATCACAAGGTTTAACATTATATAGTTCTAACAACTTAGAACCTATGTTATACTTAGACCAGAACTTAGCATCACGTTGTGTCCAGGGTTTAATTTCATAACTATCAACTACTGTTTTATCTTTAGCTTTGAAACTTTGTTTGACATATTTTTTTCCATTACAATGATAAGACTTGTAATCACTTATGATCTTGCTTATCGTTTCTCCATATGTTAACCCATGTAATTTTTCAACTAAGTTAATAGCTGTACCTCCATTACCAGAAGAAAAGTCTTTATAGAAATATCTACCATCTTTATGGAAGATCTTCATTGAAGGAGTTTTCTCATTTGGTTTAAATAGAGATTTTAGGGTTATATCTTCTCCCAACAAACCACCTGATAAACCTGCATAAAACTCAAATATCCAGCTTTCTGGAACATCATTAATTGAAAATAAATCTTTGGTTGAGAGCATAATATTAAAATAAAAAGGGCGAGTATTACTACTCGCCCAAATTTATAAAAAATTTAATAACTATAATTCAAAATCATTACCAACTGAATTGCTTACAGGAAGTAATCCTTCAAAGCCATCAACTGGTGCTGATGTGTTTGACTTATTTAGTCTCTTAATATGGACATCTGTATCAAACTTGATAAGAGTGCCTTGATTTGCAGTATCAACTGCATTTAGTGCTTCCATAGGTTTAGATACTTTGTCAAATTTTGGAAAGAATAAGTCATAGTTAATATAACTATTTTTTTCATATTCTTTGCCACAAACTACAGCTTTAAAATATATATTTTTGAATGGCTTAGAGTTATCAAGATGATTAACAAAGTCTTCAATTGTATTGAACTTGTTATCTTGAGCTTCAAACCATTCATAAAATCCTAGTTCAGTTGCAACATTCTTTACAAATTGTAGAATAGTCCTATCTCTTTCTATTTTAATTCCTGATTTGGTTGTACCATCAGAAAATGGAAATGAGCCTGCTTTAATTCTACCAATTTGACCTAGATATTTACCTTTTGATGTATCATCTTTATCAATAAAGAAACCATCTAACCCCTCTACAGGGTCTGTTTCACAATGAAGAGTTAAGTGATATGCATCTTCTTTATAAGACACTTTATCTAAAGTGATTGCATTAATTTTTAATACCTTGTCTCCAGGTAAAATACTTTTAGACATTCCTGATCCCGATGGGATGTTTTTTGTACTTAGCATAGTTATTATATTAGTTGTTTTCGTAATTTAAAATTGTTGTTCTTACATACTCTAGATCATTTGGTATTTCAAATGTATCAAACATTCCTTTAGGTGACTTACATGTATTCTCACCATTAGTTTGGGTCTCATACACATACCTAATACCTTTATCTTTATCTTTTCTTGCTTTAGCAAATAAAACAACAGAGAATAAACCTTCTAGAGTTACGGTGTTATCAATCATTTTACCAATGGTCTTTGCTTTAATTCTTCTATTACCATCAATATCTACAGATTCTTCTGAGTGATTAAGGATAAAGATAACTAAATCATCTCTTAACTCATTTTGAATTCTTGCTACTTTGGTTAAATTGACAGCCATTTTAGTGAACTTGTCAAAACCTTTCTCCATTGCTTTATCCATATAGTCAAAAGCACTCATATACTGAAAATCATCTATTACAATAGTTTTGATTTCAGGTCTTGACCTAGATACATATTGCAGACAAGATATGATATTATCAGATTCTGGTCTTACATACATGTTTCCTGCTGGGTCAGATTTACTCCAAGAGATATACTTATTCTTCCAGCCTTTAAAAGGGAGAGGTTTGTTTGCAACATTTATCAAAAATGTAGATGCTGGATCTAAATTTTCAATACCTGTTGATTTACCAGAACCTGAGTCCCCTACAATTAATACACTTGATGCCATTAGTTAGAAATTAATTTATTTAAAAAAGGTTTGTCACTACAAGGTTTATTTAATAGGATAGCAGCTAAGTCTTTGATTGTTAACTCACTTATAGGAGCATCACCATCTATTGATACTGAAGCTTTTGGAGTAAGTTCAAATTCATTAGTAACAATCCTATCTTTCAAATCAACTATATATAGTTCAGATACTGGTACCATTGCCCATGTATAATTACCATTGTCAATTTGTTCATATTCAGTTTCCCAAAACTGATTATACTTCCATAAGTATAACTTTCTTTCTGGGTCTTCTGGTTGTAAATTCTTATCTACAAATTCTGTAAAGAAGTCTACACCTCTTTTCATTTCAGAAGGAAAAAATCCTATACATAACTCTTCTTTCCCTTTAGGAATATAAGCCATCTTAGGTATAAAATCTGCATCTGGTCTACCATAAGCATCTAATGTTGCTTGATGATACTTTCTCAGTTCTTGTACTTTAGCATATCTACTCTCTACTTGAGTAGGCTCTGCTTTCTTGTCATTTGTTTTTAGCTTCATAATTTAATTTTTGCTTGAGCTGGTGTTTCACTTTCAATTATTCTCATTCTATTGAACTCAGCTTTGAAGAAACTCATACGAGTATCACCATTTCTACACTTAAGAAAGTGCATAGCTAAGACAGTTTCATCATTAATAATAAATCTATCTGGTCCATAAAATTTGATTTTTTGCTTTGCTGGTCTATTGATACCAATAACTGTATCTGCATGCTGTAGTAATGCATCACCACCAAAAATATCAGATTCTAGTATATAATTAGAATACTTACCATCTTCATTTCTTTCTGGGTTATCTACATTTCTATTAAGCTGGCTTAGTACAATAAACAAAATAGGATACTTCCTTTTTAGTTCTGTAAGTACTTCACCAAGATCAGATAGGGCATCAGTTCTTTGTTGTCCACTTTTTTTTCTTAGTAAGATTGAGTGATCTAAAGTAATAATAGTTTTAACAAACTTACCTAATACTTTTTTCTCAAACATATACCTTTCAATAATCTCTTTGAATTCATCAGCTGTGATAGATTCTTCAACAATATCAATTGGTAATCCTACTTTCTTCTTTGCATACTCATAACATCTTTGTAAATCATCTTCTGATAATACACCATCTGCACTACATAAGTATTTATAAGACTTACCTAGTATAGCTGAGTATTCCCTAACTGCAGAAGTTCTTGCAAGCATCTCTAACTGAAACTCAAGTACATTAAAATCTTCTTTTGGATTGAGTACAAAAGCTTCTCTTATGATTTGATCTTTAATTAGAGTTTTACCAGAACCTGGTCTGCCACCAATAACAGTAAGAGTATTCCACTCTAAACCATCAGTAGTAGCATCATTGAACTTTGACCAAGGGGTTTTTATAGAGGTAATTAAACCTGCTTTCCTATCCCTCAAATAGTCTAAGGATTCTTTCAAACCCTCCTTCTGTGTTTTCCATGTAACCATAAATATAAATTATACCACCTTATCTGAAAAGTGATTGGGTTGTTGAACTAAAGTACCATCTTCATACATATTACAATAATTTGCTAATTCTGATTCTTTAGTTCTATCAATTTTGGTTTTACATATAAAATACTGAGAAGTCATCATATACATATAATTCCTTGATTCAAAATCCTGGACATAAAAACTAGTTGCTTTAAGAATAGTATTCCATGAATAGTCATAGTTCTTGAAAAACCAATCAAAACATGTTTTAATATTAACCTTATGAGATCTAGCATATTTACCACTAGGTAATTTGAGCTTTGGAAATAAACTTATATACGCATCAATATTATCTACAGTGTCTACTTTGTCTTCAGTCTTTGTTAGTAAGTGCTTTATTTTATCTAGTTTATCTGTTATTTTAAAACCTTTGTCTAAGTAATCTTTGTTTTGTAATTTTCTTAATTCTAAATGTGCATTTACAATCTTAGGTTTTTCTTGTTTAATTAAACATTGTAAAACATAAAATTCATTAGGAGACAAATGCATCTGAAATATCTCCTCCAAGAATGTTTCTTCCATAGTATTTTAATATTTCATCATTAATCTTTTTACAATAAGCAAGAGTATTTTTATCTCCAACCTGAAGATATCCATCTATTTTATGTCTTGCTAAAGTAACACTTGTTCTATTTTGTTTTAGAACTCTTGCAACATCTGCATCAGTATATCCAATGGAATTTGCAAATTTACAAAATATTTGTCTTTTAAACACAATTTCAGACTTTCTATTTTCAAACATAAAGTCATGACTATCAAACACTTTGGTGCAAATACCTCGTAATGAGTTCAATGAAATTTCAGACTGATTTGTGATTATAAATTCTGCGTGATAATATTGATCATTATTTAAGGAGTCCAAAAAGCTCCTAATTTTGGCTTCAAATTCTACTCTAGTCATATATATTTTAGTTTAATTTTTTGTATATTGTATAGATACCTTATCTATAATCTTTGTTTTCAATGCCTGATAATGATACTACAAAAAGTAATGATAGTATTGCAAACGTTAAAGCCTGGCTTGCTCCTATATTAATGAGCATACTTGGTATTATGATTTGGCAAGACCTTATTGAAATGAAAGGTGATTTAAAAGAGTTAATAAAAAGAGATAGTGCTACTCAGATAAGAATATTTGAATTAGAGAAAGATATAGAATTAATACAAAAACAATTATACATAGGTAATTCAAGAGAAGTAATGCCAAAGAAAAATGACTAAAAGACTATATTGTAACATTTTTAAAAGTATTAAGACTACTATTATTGGTTTACTAATAATCTGTATATCTATATATAGCCTTTTCATTAAAGATTCATTATCTTGGTCTGATATTATAGTACCTATATTAATTGGTATTGTATTAATATTATCACCAGATTCAATTGTCCAAATAATCAAACAATATCTAAAGAAAGATGAAATTAAGTGAAAGTACTCAATTAAAAATTAGTTTATTAGTAAACGTTATTAGTTTGTTTTTAGTTATTCTTATATCTATTAAAAAACCTGATGAAAAAGTACGTTTAGTTATTGATCCTAATCTTGAGAAAAAAATTGAAATAATTGAAGATGTAAATAAACAACTTAACAACGAAATTGATAAATTATATAATAAATTAGATACCTTAGAACATGCTAAACCTAAAATTGAATACATCTATCGCGAAAAAATTAAATTTATTAGTTCTGCTAATTCTATGCAGTTGGACTCTATCATTCGCTCAAACTGGTAAGGATACAGTACAATGCTATAATGTTAAAGAGTTAAGAAAAATATCTGTAGCATTAGTTAAGGGTAGTGAGTGTAAAGAACAATTAAACATTTGCAAAAATGAGGTTGAGATATTAAAAGATATTACTGTTAAACAAAAGACTCAACTAATCAATAAAGATACAATAATTTCAATGCAAGAATATGTTATTGTCTCATTACAACATGAAAATATTGAACTTAAAGAAGAAGTAAAAATGGAAACTAAAAAAGTAAGAAGAGTAAAAACTAAGTTTGGTATTCTTTCTGCTTTACTTTTAATTTCTACAGGATACTTCATATTTAACTAACTACCATATAATTGCTTGTTTACCTTTACGTACTAGACAAGTATTTATCTTATTAAATACATCACTACTATCCCACTTCTCTAGTTTATTATGTGCAGCACTAGCAGGATGTGTTATCAAAAATTTATGATTTGTTTCTGGTATACTTACAGACCATTCTTGTGCTTTTTTTCCTAAGAATGCATATATAAGTTCAGGTTTATCATATTGGAGTATGTCTAATAAGAATGACATAAATGGCTCCCATAGTTTATAATGAGAACCAACTTTATTTACAGTTGTAGTAAATGCTGTATTAATTAGTAATACACCCTGGTTACTCCAATTTTTCAAATCTGTTACTTTATTATATACTTCATTAGGATATACAGTATCTTGAATTTCATTATGAATAAACCTTAGTGAAGGTTGTACATAATTATCAATAGAACATGAAAATGCTATACCATCAGCTACATTAGGTGTTGGATAGGGATCTTGACCAAGTATAATTACACTAGTTTTATCATAAGGACATTCTTCAAATGCTCTAAATAAATATTTAACTATTGGTGTAAACTTCTTGCCATCTTGGGATTGTCTAAGTAATTCTTGAAGTATTTTATCAAAGTCATTACTTAATATGAATGTTTTTAGTACATCTGCCCAACCAGATGTTTTTAATTTATGATAAAGTTTTATCTTTACCTCTTCTAAATCAATTGTTGTCATGGATAATAAAGTTAAAGCAATTAAAAGCACTGCTAATTTCAACGTTCCTTTTACAGGAGTATTATATTCTAGAATAGTAGATCTTATGATCTATGTAACTTCTTTAGAAACTAAAGAAGACTTAGATAAAGCACTAAAAAGAATTATGGGTAATGACCCTACATTAAATCCTGATGAACATGCTTATCATTTACAAACACTTATGGTTTTTCTAAAAGTTATAGAAAAAAGTGCAACATCTCAAAGTGTTATTGAAGAAATGACAGAAGAGGAGTTACAAAAACAAAGACAAGAAAGAAATGCTCCTAACTTATAGGATTATTAATCTTGTTTGAAAATTCTATACACATCTGTATAGCAAATCCTAATTCATCTTTAGAGCAATCAGCAAATGATTTTACTCTGGATATCTTCTTACCTTCAATAACTCTCTCAGTTACAAAACCTGAGAGGTGTTTAATATACATTTTCATGTCCTCAAAGTCATAGCCAAGGTGTAAAGCAAGTTCTCTGATTGAAGCATGTAACTTAGCAAGTTGACCCATAGAGCCATCTTGAGAAGATATTTCAAACATAGCACATATTTTACTACCTTCTGGTACTTGTTTTACCATTAAGTTATATTGATTTTCATCAGTAACATTAAAGTAAGACACTTTACCATCTTTCTTAACTAAACGTACTTCTACAAACATATTTATTTTTTTGTAATTACAAAACCGTAATTAAACCAAGCAAGGAATATCTCATAGTTTCCAGTAAGATCTTTTTTATATGTTATACCAATACATGGTAGTATATAAAATTGCGAATCAATTTTGAATGTTTCAAATTTCATAAGTTAATTTTTAAGATTCTTTAATTTCTTTTATATCATAATAAAATGAATTACTATCTTCTGTAATCCATCTATCTGATTGATTTTCAACAGAAATAAGTTCTGTATCTACCTTAAATTGTTTTAAGTTATCTGAAGGTTGTTTAGTTATCCAGTTACTATCTTTCCAGAAAAGTCTATTGTTAGGTTGACATAATAGATATCCTTCATCTGATTCAAATATGTGACCACATTTATAATCTGAAGGCTCATCACTATATGAGTTACTATACCAATCTACTGTAAACATATAATTTGCCCATATTTTGGTACCATCTCTCAATACAACTTGTGCTCTATGAAATGCTAGAAAATCATATTCAATTACAGAAACATTTTCTGAAAAACAATCCCAGAGTTGTTTATAATTGAAAGGTATATCGTTAGTAGGTTTTTTTGTATAAATCTCAGATATAGGAACTCTGCTTCTTAGCATACCATCATCTGTCATTACATGAAATGTTAATATTTGGCCAGCACAAGACTGAATACCAAAAACATATACATTATAGAATTCATCATTATCTTCTTCATTTTTAGTGAAATAAGATTTTCTTACCAATCCTTTAAAGGATGGTATATTAGAATTTAGTTTCATAATTTAATTATTTAAAGGTGCTTTAATGATTGAATGTGATTTATAATTAAGTAATTGAAAGTCATCAATATTAAAACTACTTATTAGTCCATCAACAGTTTGATATTCTTTATTCCAGAATTCAGTACTAATTACCAAATTTGGTAACTCTAAAGGTTCTCTAACTCTTTTAGGTGTATATTCATAATACTCATTATCAAAATCAGGAATAGAATCTAAATTATACCCCATACCTGTTTGGGAATTATTATTAAACCAAGTATGATATCTTTCTTTATAAGTTAGATCTCTACCTATTTGTTCTTTAGCTTGTTCAACATGATTAAGATATAAATGTACATCACCTAGATTACCAATTAATTCATCTGGAACCATATTAACTATCTCAGCAATAATTTCTAATAGTAATCCATAAGAAGCAATGTTGAATGGTAACCCTAAGAATGTATCTACTGATCTTTGATTCCATATTAAAGAGATTGCTCTACTAGGTACAGGATATAATTTATCAATCTCTTCGTGAGTTACCTCAAAAAAATCTGTAGGGTCAAATACTGAGTATTTTTTAGATGCTAAATCTAATCTTTCAGAAATAGTCAACTCTCTTGTATAAACTTGAAATCCATAATGACAAGGAGGAAGTACCATTTGGTCTAATTCACCTACATTCCAAGCATTAACCATTAATCGTCTTGAGTCTGGGTTTGTTTTGAGTTCGTTGATTAGGTTTGCAATTTGGTCTATTGAATATTCGTTATAAACTCCATTTACTTTTGTATTACTCTCATAACCAGTCCAACTTCTCCATTGTCTACCGTAGATTGGACCTAAATCACCATCTGTTCTACCAGATTTATTATAATCACCATCCCAAATATGACAATCATTATCTTGTAAAAACTTAATATTAGTATCACCTCTAAGAAACCAAAGTAACTCAGTCACAATACCTTTGAAGTACATCTTTTTTGTAGTAAGTAATGGAAAACCTTCAGACATTTTGTGTCTAATAGTTCTACCAAATACTGATAAGGTACCTGTACCTGTTCTATCTTGTTTTTCTACTCCGTTGTCTAAAACATCTTGAAGTAGATCTGTGTATTGTAAATCTATATTATTCATTTGGTTAATTTGATGTTATGTTACCTATTGTAATATTGTTATTTCCATTTAAGTTATATGAATAAACGTAATCTAAACATTGTGTTTTAAATCTTAGAGTAAGTGTATTGTTACCTACAATAGTTGTATTTAAATTTGGTAAAGTACTGACAACAACTCCATTAATTAACCATTCAATATTCTGCACAGTGTTAATACAGTCTAATACTGGAAGACCTGCTAGTAGATTATTACAATTTAGATTATAAGAAAATGGGAGTATTACAGGTAAAGGGCAAGGTTGTATATTATTAGGTAATCCAAACTCTAGCATGATTGCTGTTGCATAAAAGTTAGGAGTAAAAGTACATCCTGCACCTAATACATTTGGAAATCTAATACAATGTAAAAATGATGAAAACTTTTGTGCTATAAATATTCTACCATCAGGTGTAGCTTGCATAGTTCCTATTAAATTACCTATTCCTGGAATAATGGTATAAGATAAACTGTTTGTACATACATCAAACTGCTGTATTTTATTAGTAGCATTAAAACTTAAGTATAATAATTTACCATTAGGAGAAAACTCACAAGAATATGGCCCAGGTTCAGCACTTAATAAAACTTGATTAGATACTAGACCTGTAGCATTATTAAAATTATAAACACAAAAAGTACCTTGAGCATAATTAGCCATAGCTAATCTGTCTCTCAAAGGTGAACTTCTTAATGCTCCAATTTCTCCAGTAACATTAGTTCCAGCATTACTTGTAGTCCATGTCGTTAAGCCAAATGATGTTAGTTTAACAGCTCTGAATGTACTATTATTCATTTCATGAGTAATAATCCACTTATCTATATTATTAGCAGCCATACACATAGTCATTCTTTCACTAGTATTAGGAGCTATAATTATATTTTTTACAATTACATCACCTAGCCCTGAATTTAAAGCCATGTTTACTATAGAATAGGAATGTAATCCGCCACCACCTTGTTGAGGTACTGTAAATACATAATAGAAAACGGAGCTTCCTGGTTGTGCTGTTATTATAACTGATTGAGCAGAACTAATACCACCATTTAATCCAAAACCATTAGTCATTTGAACATGATTTCTATTCCATACTCTAACACCATCACTATACATTAATAGTTGCCCTGTGTTATCACTAATAGTAGCACAACCTTCTGTTGCTGTAATTTGAGATATGGGTTGATTAGTTGGGCCTGGAAATCTAATATGATTATTTCTGCTAATAACCCAATTGTTAAATTCTTGAGCATTAGCAGAAATAGTTAATAGTATTAAAATTAGTGTTCTCATATCAATTTACCATATTTGGATACACCATCTAATTTTTGTTGTTCTACAATATTAAATTTTACTATAGGATTAACAGCAATTCTAGCTTCCATATTATCAAAGATTTCTGAAGCTCTGTTAATAAACTCTACATCATCAGGATGAAGTTGAATATCTGTAATTTCTGTAGCATCTACAAGATATGTAATCATCCACTGATTATATTCTGCTTTATATAGTTTTCCTACTATTATATCTTCATTCATACTAAAAATATTTTAAGTGTTCTGCCACCATCTTGATAATCTAACTCTATGTTAGTAAAATGACCAAGTTCTTTATACATAGTAAGTATTCTACCTATTGGTTTATCATTAGTAGCATGATTAATTACTTCTAATCTAGTTACTTTAGCATCTTTATCATTATTCATTTTATCAATTACTTGATCTGAATGTGATGAATTTACTTCTTTCTGTAAATCACTCCATTCTTCTTTTGTCATATTACTTTTTAAGTTTCCCATATTATTTTATATTAGTTAAAGGATAAGCATTTAATATTGATTCTTTATCAATTTCATAATCATTAGTATTTCTAATGTGTATTGTATCGGCATTTTCACTTGCTGCTTTTAAAGCTGCTTCTACATGAAGTTTAGCAAATTGTATCATATTACTATGAATAGATTCAATACTAAAAGGTTTTCCTCTTAAAAATTCTTCTGCTGTTTGTTTCACACTATTTCTTTTTAAATTATTCAAAGTTAGTTAGTTTAAAATAACCTATTATATAAGCTAATAATACTGAAAAACTCCAGAATCCATATTGAGATGATTTACCAATTAAAATAATGCACACTAGTAATCCTAAACAAAAAGGATAATATTTTAAAAATATACTTTTCATATTATTTCTTTTTAAATCGTTCAAAGTTATACATAGCATGAAGTTTGTTTTCTGACATTAGATTAAAAGGTACACCCATAAGTTCACTAATATAATGGTAAGTATTAAAAGCAAATTCAATCATATCTTCCTCACTATACATTTTTTCTGCTTGCCATTTAGCACCTTCAATAAAAGCTTCTTGTAGTGCATACTGAATAGTAACACCTTCAACAAATATTTCTTCATTAAAATGTTTAGCAGCAGCTTTTTCAAGTGTTTCTTTCATAACCATTCTTTATCTTTTAAGTATTGTAAAAATGTTTGTAAAAAATGAATATCTCCACTACCCATTTCAGGCAATTCTTTCCATGAATCAGGATTATTATTTAATATACCTCTTAACCAATTATTATTGTCCCAATGTTCTACTTTCCAATCTTTTCGATTTTCAAATCGTTTATCAGTGGCTTCAATAGTAAGACCATCATAGGGTGTACCATCATCTTTAAATATAATAGTTGCATCAAAGCAAAAATCACTATTTTCTACAGAGTATCCTTCATAATGAGTAGGATCTAATATAATATTTTCTTTTTGTATGCTATCTTCTCTAACATACCATTTACCATTAATCTCTATTCTGTCCATAAGTTTCGTTGTAGTATTGTTCTGCTGTTAAATCTGTATCATCATGGAATAAAAAATCATTTGCAAATTTTATCATATTCTGCTTTTCCATTGCTTTGGCTTGTTCAAATGCTAATTTACTTTGAGTATTGTAATCTTCAATTGATGTATAAATTTTATTTGATAATTGCTTTTGTAACCACTCTACTGCTGTGACTTGTTTATTATTTTCCATAGGTTTCTTTATAATATTGTTCAAAATTAATTCTTTTTAATGTTGAAGGATAAAAATAAATAGCAGTTTGTTGATGTTGCTGCTTTTCCATATCTATAGCTTGCTCAATTTTATCCATAATTGCCATTTTACCTGATAATGGTAATTGCTCAACTAACCATTGTACTGCTGTTTTATTTTTCATAGCTCTCAATTTCTTGTTTTACTTCTTGATAATAGTCAATAATTTTCTGATTCTGCCATTTATGCTCTTCTAAAGCAATAATAATTTCATCTACAGCTTTTAAAGCACATATTACTCCTTCTTTATATCTTGAAGTAGTACTATTAAGTCCTGTTTGACTACCATTATTAGGTAAAATACAATAAAATGTGTTTATTAGACTTTCTGCTTTTTCTTTTGGTGTCATATTAGAATATGTATCTTATTGTTTCTAAATCAAAGAATTTAGAATAGATTTTTTTAAATTCCTCTAATAGTGCTGTTTTATGCACTAATGGGTATCTCATTACTCCTGATGCATTCTTAACTTCAGAACTATATTTCATAATCTCTCTAGCTTCATCAGTAGTTTTAGCCATTTGATTAGGATGATTAGTTAAAGCTATAACTTCACACTTATTTTCACCTGCTACAACTTTTACTAAACTAAATAACTCTCTGTAAGCTTCTTGCCAATCAGTATAAAAGATTAATGGACTAAAGTTAATATGTACTTCCCAACCTAAATCTTTTAATCTATTGATATCATTTACTCTATTAGTTATCTTTTGCATGCCAGGTTCTAGTATATTAGAATACCTTTGTGGCATTAGACTAACTCTAACTCTAGGTTTTTTGTTAAAATGATTAACATCTAGCTTTAATAATCCTGGATATTTAGTAGCCATAGTACTATTTAGTCTAGGATGATCATCATATCTTTTAAGATAATCTAATAATGATTCAGGCATATGTTTTTGCATAAGAACTAAATCACTATTACAAGCTATATCTACCATAGTATATACAGGATCTTGTTGATCTGGTACTTTAGTATATAATTTCTCCCACTCTACAACAGAATTAAATATATCATCTACATTAGTATTAATATATACTCTAGTGCCATTATACCTAGACATATAGCAGTATGTATTAACACAACCACCAAAACATCCGTATATAACATTAGGTGCTATACAATTAGCACTATTATCATTGTCTTTAGTTACAAGAGTTTTAGTTTTTTGTATTTTAATCATTCTTGTTTTCTATATTTATTTACAATTTGAAATACTTTATGAGCTTCTGTTTCTGCCCATGTTATAATTTCTTCTTCATCAGTATGCAAATCAAAAGATTGATGCAATAATTCATGCATTATTAATGCAAAGGTTTCTATATCACTATTACATCTATTAAGATTTATGAATACAAATTTAGGATCTACATCTTTATAATCTTTATCAGATTTAGGTACATAGTTACATAAACCTGCAATATAAGCATCTTGTGATGTATTATTATAATTTTCACAATCTGCAAGGTTTAACCCATGCATTTCTGTGACTTTATAATATGTAAATACATCACAAGGATTGTAACTTAATATTAAAGTATACAATGTAAATTTAAATACTACCATAGTTTTAGTTATTAAGTGTGTTATATAACTAACAATAACATATAGTTTTGCTAGTTATATGACACATTAAGTGGTCAGGACAAGATTTGAACTTGTATAGTTACCTCCTTTATTCACGTACGGTTGGGAGGATTACTGAATTCGTGATACTACTACTGGCACCAATTCTGCCACCTGACTATTTGTTCCTTATTCTCTTACCCTTTTATATCAGAACTAACCTGCTTATCTTTAAATACGAGTTTACATTACTCCAGTAAGTTCAATGATACGCAAACTACATTGACTATTTACTCCCACTTGTTGCGATTAGGGTTCTGGTTTCATAACTTCAAGGGTACAGGTTATTTTATTATTTTAGTATAAATCTATATATCTCAAATATAGATATAATGAAAACAAATAATCCACACATTTTAATTATAGATGAGATTATGAATTGTTTTTTTGAATCTTCAAAACCATCTATGGTTGCTAAAAAATAGCTAAATCCCATTATTAGTGTTAAAATATAAAATATAATTTTTATCATAGTTTTTAAGTATTAACTCCACCAGTATTCACTGTATTGTAAAAGTAATTTATGATATAATTCAAAATCTCTTTTTTCAATAGCTCTAGCATTAGATTTACATTTGTAATAATTTTTTTCATCAGATGATATTCTATAATCTGGAGATAATTGATAACCTAAATCAACTTTAATAAAAATTAATTTTTGATCTATATAGTCACTAAATAACCCAAAATAGAAATCATTTTTCCTACGTTTAAGTATAGTAATACAAATTTTAAGAGCTTTTAAAGATTGTGTTCTATCATTATTAAAATCAGACATTACATGAGACTTTAATAAGCTTTTATACATTCTCTTTAACTTAAAGAGCATAAGTTTCTCATAAAAACTGTAATCCCAATCTCTATCTTTATATATTAATGGAGCGTATTGAATTATGTTTTTTAAACCTTTGTAGATTATTTTAAAATAAGTTAGCATAGTTAGTTAAAATTTGATTAAAAGGGGTTGCCCATTACAGACAACCCCGTAAAATTATAAATTATCTGGATACATATTTAAATTTCCATTATAATCAACAAAGACATATTTACCACCATTCTGCAAGCAAAGTTCTTTTAATTCTTCATTTGATCCATCAATAAGTGATATAGCATTTGTTTTATAAGGGAAATTTTCTGTTTTTACACTATCCTGACCATCATTAATAGCTAGAATTTCTGGCATTTCTTTAGACAAATCAATATCAAGATTACATAGTCTATTACAATTATTAATCTCATAATCAATATGATTTACCATATCACCAAGAAAAGTGTCACCACCATTAGGTTCTGTAGAAAAAGTTGACCAAAAATCTATAGCTGTTTTTCTATCATAGATATGAGTAAAATGAAGTGTTTCTGTTTTTCTAACAAAATAACTAAAGAATATCTCAGCTTCTTCTTTGATAGCATATCTCAAACGATCTACCAATATTGCTACAACCATTTGTTGTTTATTAGTATCACCCATACTACCAGAATAGTCTAATAGAATAATGATCTTTTGCTTATGTTCTGTTCTATCAATTGGAGTATTAATAACCAATGATTTAGTTAGAAGTTTAGCATCAAATGTTGGCATTAATCTTTGATACAAGTCTGCCTGATGCACTTGAGAATAATCTCTCATGATCTTTTTAGAATTGATTCTAGAATTTACAACTATCTTTTCTTCTATTTCCTTTTCAATCTTGAATTCAGAACCTAGATTTTTAATCATAGACATAAATTTAATAATGTCAAGTTTATAATCTTTACTAAATTCATGCATGTCAAGTAACTCATTTACAATAGGATCCTTATATAGTTCTTCATGAAATTGAACACCATTTTTATCAATTTTTTCAATTGTTTCTAGTGTTGTCAATTCTTCAGGATTTGAAGAGTTTGCTATTAGTTCCTTAAACACACTTAAAGCTTGTTCTAATGGAGTAAAACCAGGAATATACTTATCCCATAGCTCATCATAGATTTGCTTCTTACGTGATAGCTCATCAATTTCACTTTCAGAAAGATTAGCTTCATCTTTATATTTCTCATCAAAATAATCTTTATCATCAATCATTTTATGAAAAAAGAATCTAGCATATTCCTTAATTACTTTACGATTTGCAGCAGTGTTATTATGAGTAGCAATCTTAGTACGTATATCAGAGTCTTTTGGTGTAAAATAACTATCATGATTTTTTATGTATAAATCATTGTCATTATCTTCTGTAAATGTTGTACCACCAAAGTTACCCCAATTCCAAGAGGAACCACTTCCGTAACTAGTTCTATATCCTGAATTTCCATAAGAGGAGCCACCTCCCCAACCATAATCATTACCGTACCAATCATTGGTATAGGATTTAGTGGAGGAATTACCTCCACTATACCCGCTAAAATATTTACCCATTAGTGTCTTCAATTGAAATTAATAAATCAAGTTTCTTTTTGTTAGTTTCATATACAGCAGTAAATGCTTTAACAGCATCACTAGTAGTTTGTACAAGAGTATCATCAGCTTTAATTGCTTTAAGCTTGGTGATAGTAGAATACATTGATTTGTTAATTGCCATTGCAGTCTTAACATCTTGAAGAGTTGTTAATTCAGCAACATCAAAGTTATTTTTGATTTCAGTAAGCTTTGCAATAAGCTCATTAATCTCATAAATACTTTTAAATTTAGCAATTGATGTCTTTAAGATATCTGGTTTACCAGAAAAATCTGCAACATAATTCAATGACTCAGGACCACATTGTGCAATAATCTTTGCAGCTTTAATTGCAATTCTTGGAGAGATCACACTGTTGGCAACAGCATATTGCTCTAGAATATACGTAAGCAAAGGATCTGCAAAACCTAGTTTAGTTTGCAATAAATTCTCATAAGTAATACGGTTATGATTATCCCACTTTACTTCTAGTTCTAATGGAAAACGTTCCATTAAAGCTTTCAATGAATTATTCTTAGCAAACTCCTCACGAGTCTTGTTAGTACAACAAACAATTACTTTTGTTTTAATATCAACTATCTGAGTACCATTACGGAATGTACCAGATGATAATATATCTTTCAATTGCTCAAGAATAAAATCAGGAGCATCAAATAATTCCTCAAAAATCACATATTCATGATTCATGAAGCTATTATCTACAAGGTATTCTATCTTACCAGACTGGTTAAATTTAGGTAAATCTAAACCACCAAATAATCTATCTGTGGTCATACCTGTACCCATAGTAATTACATAGGGATCAATACCCATTTCACGTAAGTATTCAATAGTAAATTCTGATTTACCATATCCACCCTTACCATAGAGTATTACATTTTCTTCTGTATTTAATGCAATATTGAGAACTTTCCCAACATTATCCATATATACAAATCCTGATGTTGCATTATTTATATGCAAGTTTACATTTTGAGTTTCAACTTTGTTTTCAACAATTGGTTGCTTTTTTGTTAATGTTGCCATTATTTTGTTTTTTAAGTTTAAGATTTAAATTACTTTGAGATTTACAATTTATTCCAACAAAAATTTATTTATACAAGTACTTTGTTAAGATCACTTATTTTTAAATACTATTTTAGAATATACTTCTTGGGTATCCACAACGGCACCATTTTTCATATAGTCTATAGCTTTTTCTTCTGATATTTCAGTAATAATATTTACATATTCATCTCTTTGAATACTATAATAATGTTCTTCGCATTTACCATCAAATAATAATATTGAGTAAATTACTGTTACAACTTTTAGCATAATATTTGAATTTTAGTTTGATCAAAATCTAATAATGAGTCACTTACCCATTTTTCATCAATAGTATTCCTATAACATAATATATGAATTTCTGATGTTTCTTCTGGATTTAGTCTTAAAAGCCTACCTATTCTTTGAGATGATTTTCTATTATTACCATATGCATGCAATATGATACCACGTTTAAGTTCAGGTATAGTAATACCTTCACTAAGTTGTAGTACACATGATAGTTGCATAATTTTACCTGACTTAAAATCTACAAGGTTTTTTTCTGCGTTTGATTTTCCAGAGTAATAGCTAGTCTTGCAGATTGAATCAGCTTGTTTTTTGGTATTAGCAAATACAATAGTTTTAGAAGTACTTTTATCAAGAAATTTTTTAGCATAATTGGTTTTAGAAGCAAATGTTTGTAAAGCCCTCATTCTCATAATACTAATATTCTGTATTGCAAGTTTGTTGGGTCTTGGATTATTAATTGCCTCAGATAATTTATTAGACCAAAATTTATAAATAATTTCTTCTGAAGCATAACCTTTACCAAATTTAGTATTCTTAGACTTATCTAAATCTATATTATGTATATAGATTTTATAGTCATTTAGAATTTTATTATCTACAGCAAAGGATACATCTTTAGTATATACTACTGGACAGAAACTGGATATTAAATCATGCTTAACTTTATCCCTACTTGTTGGTGGTGTACCTGTTAATCCAAGTATAGAACCTGAATAACTATTTAACCATTCTTTATGTGTAGGTAATAAGTTATGACACTCATCAAGATATATTTTCTGATAACCTAAAGACTTCTTAGATAAAGATCTATAAGTAGTAAAAGTTATATGTTCCAATAAATGATCTAGTCCAAATCTATTAGCATCATCAATCCAAGACTTATAAATTGATACTTTAGGTGCTACAACTAAGAATGAACTGTATTCAGTAAAGTTATGAGCCATATCAAGTAATCCAAGTAATGTTTTACCCAGGCCCATTGACATAACTACAGTACATCTATTATGTTTCTTTATTACATCTAAAGCTTCTTTTTGTATTTCATCTTTTTGAATCATAATCTATTTTCTGATAAGCCTAATTCTTTAGCTTCTATTGGATGTAATTCAATGTATGTGTGGCAAACTCTGCAAACAGCAATCCAAGTTGATATATCAAGTAGAAAGGGACCACGCCCTTTTTTATGATGAATATCAGTTGCCTGAATAGTACAGATTGGTAGTCTAGCCTCACAAGTAGAATGTTTGGTTATATAATCAATTCTTAATTTACAATATAAGTTTTCAAGAGCTGCTAATTTAGTTGATTTTGATTTAAGTTTTACTATTTTTTTTGTTGTTGTAGAAATTGGTTTATTTTCTTTTTGCCAACAAGCTTTACAGTACTTACTTCCTTCAAAATTCTTCCAAATTAGCTTCTCTTGATTACACTTATTACATAGCTTTTTCTTAGCTGTTATCATCAGTTGTTTCAACTTCCTCAGACATATCTGCTAATGCATAAGCTGAATTATAAACATCTGGTGTTGCTTCTTTAATGAAATCTGCAATAGGTTTTAACTTATCCTGAATAGATTTTGCAAAAAGATAACGTGTGTTACTTTTAATTTCTGCAATTTCTTCATCAGGAATTCTGTGAAAACTTTTTATTGTACCCATCATAGGTATTTCTATATTTCTAGATATACCTTTTTCACGTATAACTCTCTCATAGGTTTCTACAAGAATGTCATTAACTGTATTCAAGAATACAAGTTGTTCTGCTGTTAATTCATTTAGATTCATTTAATTCAAAGAAATTTTTAGGTAAAACATTGTGAGTAATTAGTTTATTAACAATCTGCATCTTAGATACTCCAAGATCTTTAAAATTAATATAATTTTTGAAATTATGATCAATTTGATTAGAATATTCTTCAGTCAATTCTTTTGTAATTGGTGATTTAGGAAATAAAGTTTTAAATAAATTATTTACTATACCATTACATAATTCTTGCTTCCAAATATTCAATATAGATTGAGCATGTCTATGAGCTTTGTTAATTCTATTTTGTTCTTTGTAAGGAATAGATTTAATTTCTGTCTCCGAAAAATTAGATAGTCCAAATAAAACTTCTTTGTAAAGTTTGTTTTGAATACTATTAAATTCATCTCTTTCATATTTCATTCTGAAATTTGAATTTACAATTTGATTTGTAACTTTGGTTTGGGTAACTTTGATTTTGTTCATTTTGATTTAGTTTTAAAGTGAGAAAGCCTCGTTTGGTTTTAAAGTAATTGTTTTTTTGTATTGTGACTTAATTTCATCTGAGTTTGTATGTTGAATAAACTCATCAGACTGTGTTAAGTCTTCTGTATATATACATTTTCTATAAATTGGTTCGGTACCAACTTTACACTGAATACCAGTAATACCAGCAAGTTTAATATCCTTCTCAGGATTTTTAACATTGAATGGTTTTAAGGATTCTTTAATAATAATTTTGCCATTTAAGACTTGACCTTCTGCATAACCTGCATCTTCTAAGTCTTCAACTTTACCAGGGATGAAAGCAATTAACTTTTTTCTTGTTAACCAACCTTTTTCATCAATAATTGATCTTGTTTGTTCAACTCTAATATGACCAAAACCTGAATTTGATTCAGATTGGTTCACAACATTTCCATCTTCGTTTGTTACAACTGTTACTTTTGACATAATAAAAAATTTTAGTAAAAAAAAAGAGGAACTATTCCTCTTCTGTGTAATCTTGATCTAGTAGTTTTTCTAGATCTGAAACATCATCTAATTCTTTAATTAGAGATTCTTCTTCTTCATCATCATCTACTTCTTGCTCAATGTTAAGAGCTGAATTAAACCAAGGATTATTTGTGTAATCACCTTGATTATATCCTATTAAATTTTGAAAATCTGCATCAGACATACTTAAGTAGTCTTCTATAGACATTTCAACTACTTTACCATTTGAGAGTTGATACAACATTACAATAACTGTTATGATGTAAAAGTAGTTAATATATCTATTTTTATTATATTCTTGAAACTATAATCTTATTAAATCGCTAAGTACTACTAACGTATAAGAATAACTTTACCAATCTGTGATTTCCATCTTTTTCTTATATCTAACCACTTTGCTGAGTAAACATAAATATCATCTTGAACAGGTTCTTTATTTTGATTAAATGTACCATCCCAACCAATATTTATATCATTTGATTCAAATAGTAATTCACCCCACCTATTATAAATTAGTAGATTGAATTCTTTTACATTTTCTCCTTTTGCTGCAAAACTATCATTAAGTCCATCACCATTTGGAGTGAATGAATTTGGGAAGTATATATTAGTAGTATAGCATCCATCTACTTGTATTTTGTATATCTTTTTAATGACATTACAAGCAAAGTTGTATTCAGCTTTTATAATATACTCTCCAGGTTCTGTCCAATTAATTTGTAAGTTGGTACCTGTTTCACCTTGGTTATTATAAGTCCATAATAAAGGATAAGTGTTATCAGGAATGTAATAAGTAAAGTTGCTTTGTGAATCAGGACATAATGAAACAAATTGATTTACTTGAGAATAACTTTTAAAAACGTAAAATATTAAAAATATAATATTTAAGTTTCTCATTAGTGAGTTATATTTCCAAGAGTTATTGTACCATTAACAATTATTGCTATTGTAGCTGTTACAGGACATCCTGCTATTGTTCCATTAAATGTCACATTGAATGTACCATTACCTGATATATTAGGACAAAAAGTATCACCTGATACACCTACTCCAGTCCATGTACCTATAATATTAGGTACAGTGGTTAAAGTAACACAAGGGTCTGTTGAACACAATGGACTTACAGGTTGTATAGTAACTATAGGATTAATTATCTCTACATCTAATGTTTGAGGTGTAACAGGACAATTAGTACCAGTTAAAGAAACAGTAATAGCATTAGTAATATAAGATACTGCAGCTGAAGACCAATTTACTATAATAGAGTTAGTACCCTGTCCAGAAACTAATATACCAGGAGCTGTCACAGTCCATACTATTGTTCCTACTGAAGGTTGAGGTATACTATATACAGTTGATGTATTTCCTAAACATACCGTGTCAGGATTAATTGTACTTTGAGCATATGTTAGACCTGATAACATTATTGCACATACTAAGAGAATTGCTTTCATGATTAATTTATTAGAGATTTATTAAAATAAGTTTTTTTGAAAATAGTCTGTGTGAACCTCATACTTGTAAGCATTATCAGTAACTAAGTTTTTTATTAGTATTTCTTTAGTTCTGCTTTTCTTTAACTTAACAACTTGATTAGTAGTTAAATTAATAATAGCTGATATCTTACAACTCATTTTCTTCTGTGAGAGTACATTAATTGTATCATTAGCAAATGTTACAATAGTAAGTTCTGTTTGATCAGAACAATATGATTCCATATAGGTACCATCTCTAAGAAGTATTTTGTTTTCCATAGGGTCCACATAATACACTTTTAAAGTTCTTGTATATCTAAATTCAGGCTCACTATCTTCATTTTCTAAGATGGGAACTATATAGTTCTTAGCATCTAGAAATAAAGGAGCAGGTTGAATATTATTAAATACTTCTTTTGGACCACTAAAGTCAATAGTAAAAAGTAATAATAAGAAAGTACAGGACAATAAAGTATTTTTCATTTTATTTTAATTAGTCTACCAGATAAATCATAATAATTATTGTAGCTATCTGAAACTTCTGGAGCTACAATATAATCAACAAACACTTGTGATAAATTTCCATTCAAATCTTCTTCAATAACTCTATAATAACTTACACCAGGTAAATATTTATAGTCATCAAATTCATATTTGTTTAATGTTGAACTATATGCCACTGATTTAATCTCACAAACTCTTGTCCAATTAACTAAATCAACAGATTTGTCTACTAAAAACTGTTTGCTAGCACTAGATGAACATATCATAAATTGACATTGTACCCTAGAGTTAAATAGTAAAGTATATCCGCATAATTCAACAGCTAATGGATTTAAGTCTAAGTAATATGGACAAATGTTGTCTATACCTGTACAATTGTCTCCATAGGTTGTTATAGTTATACTCACATTATATGGTTGATCTATAGTTAAACCAAAATACACATAACCTAAATAAACTATATTACCTGAAGTGTCCGTTACAACTACATCACTAATTTGAATTCCTCCATTATTACAAAGAGCACTAGAGTATCCAAAGTATAATGCAATTATTGAACTTGTAGGTATAAGTGTAAAATTTACAACAGTGTCTTGAGTTGGCTCAAAGAAAGCAGTACAATAATCTTTATCATACAATTGTGCAAAACTCAAATTAGATTGAGCTTGCTTAATAGTATCAGTTAATAAAGTTAAAGAAAGTAATAATGAGGCTAACATGCACTGAATAGATATACTATAATATACAGTATTTCAGCTTAAAATAAAAACCTATTACCTAAATGAATAGGTAATAGGCTCTTAAAAAATCTTACAAAAATATATGCTTTACTTTACAAGTTTTCCCCCAAGAAAAAACGCAATATCTGACATGGTTAGTATTAGAAATTAAGTTTTTTAGCAAAACATACAATAAAGAACGAATAAGATTTTACTTATTAAAACGGTTAAAAGAATTGTAAGATATCTCAATAATCTCAGGTTTACCAATAAATTGCTCTAGATTATATGCTCCTGTGTATGACATTGCTGAAGCTAAGTAGTCTATAAAATTATTAACCCAAGAGTTGTAAGTATATTCTACTTCTCTAATTGTTTCAATCCCTTCTGATGTTTTTATTTCATCTCTATTCCAAAGTTTCTGTACTGTTTTGCTACTCATACCTCTAAATTCTTTATAAAATTGCTCATTGTTATGAACAAAATTATCATAAACTAATAGAGGATCTACTAAATTACCATTTACATCTAACGTTGGTGCACAACTCTCAAGCATTTTGTTGAGTATTGAACCTAACATGACATAATCAGCACCTAATGCTAAAGCTTTAATAATATCTGAATACTTTTTAAAGCCACCATCAGCCACAATTTTAGTATTAGTACATCTAACCCAGTTATTACAGTTGTGGTCCCTGATCTCTTTACATTCTTTGATAAGAGAAGCCATAGGATATCCAACTCCTGTTTGCACAGTTGTTAGACATCCATTGCCATTACCTATACCAACACGTATATAATCTGCACCAGCTTCCTGTAAATGACCAAAAGTCTCTGGGGTAGCAACATTGCCAACCATAAGAACAAGTTGTTTACCAAATTTATCCTTAAATTTATGAACATAGTCATGTAATTTATACATATGACCATTAGCAACATCAATAAGTGCATATACAGTTTCATCAGGTTTCAATTCTAATTTATCAAAAACTTTGTAAAAGTCATCATAACCATATGAATAAAAATGTTTGTTACTTACAGCATTGTTATTTAGTCTTGGTAAACAGATATGAAAGTTACTTTCAAAAATATGAAGATTATCCTGATTAATCACAGTATCCATAGGAGCTGTAAATAAAGGTAGCTTTAAACCATCCATATAAGGGTTGATAGCTTTTCTTGAATCAATTACAGTACACATTGTAGGTTTAATCAATATATCATCAAAATCAAATTTCATATTTTCCATTATTTAAAAACTATATACTTAGGATCTGCTCCACCTTCTAACATTCTATCTCTGATTGCAGCATTGCACTCATCTGATAAATTCTGGGACAAAGTTAATTGATTTCCTATATCAAACATAGCAGCCATGTCCATAAAATTTCCACTAATATTATAAAGAGACTTGATTTGGTCTATTTTATTGGTAGCATAGTTATAGGTGTCATCAAATGTTTTCCATAAATCAATACAAGCGTTCTTTAATTCATCAAATAGTTCTTGATCTGGTGGAGTATAATATAATCTAGTCTGCATCAGCTACAATATTAAATAAATCTACAGCTCTTTGGTGCCCAATACAAGCTTTTTCATAAGAATCATATCTTTCCATGTATTGATCATGTTGACCACCAAATATCATAGTTTCCCATAATACTGGTCCTTTACTACCAAAACCATGATCTAAACCTAGAAATACTGTTGACACCATAACATCATCAAAATGATCTTGTTTAAGAATTTTTTGATTCATGTTATCTTTTTCCCATTCTGAGAATTCTACTGCCTCACAAGGCACTGGATTGTTTTCTTTATCTAGTTTGTACCACATTGTTATTTAGTTTTTACAATTTCAATTAGTTTTATTAAACAAGCAAGTTCTGCTTCTTCGTAGGTTTTATAATGTTCTATACCGTTCCATTCTATTTTATCTTCAACAAAATAGTATTGATAAGAATAATTATTCCAATCGTGTTGCCAATAAGTAGCAATATGTGAAGCCAAATCATACTTCTCTCTAAACCATCTGAAGGATTGTGAGAATGTTGGTGTTGCAATAAAATTACGCCTTGTTAGGTTAGAATCTAAATTACAACTGATTTCAATATATAATTCATTTTCTAATCCATAATAACCAAAACATTTTTCATTAAAATTAAGTTTTGCTAATTCTAATGCTTGTTCATAAGGAATGAAATCTTTCATATTTATTTGTTTTTAACTATTTCTATCTTCAATAAACTGTTTAATAGCTTCATCTGTATGCTCATAAATCCACCAAGCATCAGGACTATTAATTTCAGCCCATTCTATAAATTCTCTAATTATTTCTTCCATTTTTTTACAATTTCTATTAATTTTTTAAGACATTCAAGTTCTGCTTCTTCATAAGTA